ATTTGTACTATTGTTATAACAATATACCTAATCCATCGTAAGTGCCCTAGTGGTTATTAAGATACTACTTCATACTTGCACTTACACTAGCAGGCGCGCAGCAACACCGATCTCAGGTGTAATGCGTCCGTGCCTCAGTGAGATCGCCCAGGTAGCGCCCGCGGCCAATGTAGAGTTGATTGTGAAACTAAGCACAAGCTAGGTATACTAGCAACCCCAGGTCGGATAGGCCAGCACAGGTATATTGTAGTATATGCTATTATAATCTAGTATACATAGCTAAGTTGTTGATTCTAAAGGTAGTTACAGTATACTATAGTTTAATCCCCACTTCCTTCAGAGGGTTCTAGCGCGATTTTATTTCACTATACTAGACTTTTTGATTGACAGCTTGCCCGCTAATCCCTATAGTGTGCCCAGTTCGCAGCGAGAAACAACGCAGTAAGCCGAACTACAGCGAAGCCGATACTTCGCAGGGTTGCTTGAGAGTCAACAATAATTCTCACTTCCCTATTGACGGACAGACCGTCATTTGCTAAGATGGCTTCGCGATTGGGACACAACCCAAGCGAGCAAGTTTACAATTCGCGCATAGGTTGCAGTAGGCACGGGCGGCAGTAATGCTGTACTCCTATGAATGAAGTTGCGCGACTGTAGCTGGTTTGAGTTGGTTCCACTGTTCAGATAGTTAGTAAGCACGCGCCGAATAGCACAACCCGACTGAGCATGAGCATACGCTAAAGTATGCCGCTCTATAGTCACACTGATGCTGGCGTAGGCTAAACCAGTAGTATGCGGCAACCGAAAGTTGCCAGTCAGTTAGCTAGTTCATTGACAATTTAATAACCGATCAATGGCCTACAACCGATGTTTGCTGTAACCCGCAAGCGCATAGGGCATTTTGCCTGCTAAAGCGGGGCTTGATCGGGCAATGCGATAACACGCAGGGGATTTAGACTAACCCTATTGTGTGCTGGTAGGAGTGACAGCCTACGGTGCAAGCGCGCGTGCTAACCCGAATGGGTTGGATGAGTATATGGGTGGGACGGGAGTGGATTGTTGCGATGCACAATCAATCGGTTATTACATAGGCTATGTACATAGAACCTATGGCTGGCTAGGGAGTGGAACAGCGCAAGGCTTGGTAACAAGTAACCGCGAAGAACCTAGTTAATTGATTGTGCATCGGAGCAATTACGCTTCCATAACAAAGGATGAACAGATTATGAAACTTACAAAGGCCGAAGTACTAAATTTTGAGGCTTCAGCATATAACGACACTTTGACACTGCAAGATGCTATTCGAAAAGCTTATGGTTGTGGTATTTCGCCAGAGACGGCTTTAAGAATAATAGCAGATTGGAAAGCTTTGCGCAGGGACGTTAGCGGAATTACGCAGGCAGCACCTATGTCGTAGGTGTTGCTTGGGCAATTTCGCCCTAAACAAAGGATGAAACAATGGCACAAACACAAGTAGATAACATGCGTTCGCGCTTGCTTAATAGCAATGCGCCCGATCCACGCGGCAGGGTAGCAGCTACGGCTACACTCACCGCGAACCAATTGAATAAATCTGGTGGCAGACTCAAACGCCCACCATCCGCTGCAACCGTAGCCCAGCAAGCTAACGGCACGGATATTAAGTTTGACGATGGCACGTTCTATGCTGAAACGTTGCTTGATGATAACAATGGTTTCGTGGCTAACAAAGCTAAGACACAGCATACCTACCACGCGGTCAAGAAGTTTGAACTAGGCGACGAAGCCGCACCAACCCGCGCGGATGGCAGTCAATTGATTCAGTCGAAGCATACATTAGTGTTCGCTACTCCTGAATACCTTGCAGCCAAATCAAAGGACGCTGAATTGAAGCGGTGGCGCAATTTAGCTACAGCCATCGGCAAAGGCTTGGCTGACAGCAGCAACAAAGGTGTGACCATTGACGATGTGTCGAATTGGATACTTGGTCAACGCACTGACCGTCGCTGGCTGTTCAAACGCTACGATGGCAATGGGGTTGTATTCTGCAAGGCTGACGATAAAGGCGCGGTTGAATGGGATGATGTGCCGGATGCACAGCAGAAAACCATTCACAAGCATCTGGCCGCAGCGAAGAAACGTCAAGGCGTGGACGGTGAGACAGATACCAGCACCGATATTAACGCTAAAATCGCGCGGCTGACGGTGCTGCTTGAACAGTATTCCCCTGAGAAAATGGCGGAAATTGTGGAACGGCACGGTGCAGATAGTATGGTGGTGGACGCTTTGAATAAGGCTAAGGCTGCTTATGAGAAGGAACTGAAGCAAGCCGTGAAGACCCGTGACAACCAAGTGGCGAAAGCGTTGGCGAAAGGTGCGGCGGGGAAAGGGGCGGGGAAGTAACCAGCGATGGCGTACCAAAAACCCTACCGTTATAAACCATGCCGTAGGCTAACTACGGCTGAACATTTGATAAGGCTGGCTCTAGGGCTGGCCTTTATTTTTGGCGCAGCTTGGCTGATTGCTAATGTTGTGCCGATGAATTGAGGAGAAATACGGATGCCGTTATATCTTGAGCTATTTCACGGGCGTGACTATCCAGACGAGCAATTAGATGACTGGGGTAAGCAGGGACCAGTCTTAGGACCATTTGACTATGTGCATATTACGTACCTTACACACATACAAGCACGGTATAGCAATTCGGATAAGGTATTGGATATGGACGAAATTCGCATTGTTAATGACCTGATTCTGTACGCAGGTGTTTATTACGGTGACTGTACAATTCATTCAGAAGAGACTGTAAAAAGCTCCGAAGTTTTACAGAAGCTGTTGGTTGAAGTCCAACCGTAGCTTGCCGCTCGCAGCTAGTATGGGGTAGGGATAGCGTGATTCTATGCCTATGCTGTGGTAGCTGCTTGCGGGCGGTTATTTAGATTATGATTACAAAAACTGATTACACTAACCGTATCTTGAAATTGTGCAGCGATAGCGATGCAGCTAAAGCTGAGATACTAAAAGCATACACAAGGCTGTACCATGAGCATCCAAAGCAGCCAAATGAATCCGACGAGGAGTTTATTACGCGCTGTGCGAAGCTCGACCACGCAGATGGGGAGGATAATTTGATGTTCGCAGTTTAGGGGGTTTAAGCTTTATGAACAAACCAACCAACCCAACCAACCCGACAGTCATAATCCACATTGGCGGTGGCTGTCTACGTCAGGTAATTAGCAACATCGCCAATTTAGAGTATGTGCTAATTGACGAAGATAACCATAGTGAATCCTGCGACGAGGGGGAGTGTTATTGTGATCTTGGGGCAGAGCGTCAGGATTCAATGGAGTATTGGGAAACTACTGAGGCTGCGGTGGAACGCGGTCGTATGATCTTGCAAGGAGCTGACTGATTTCTTGGGGGAGGATTAGTTGGAGTAACTTGCGGCCAGCCCATCAAAAGTGGGTTGGTCGGAGGTTATTTAGATATGACTGAACAATTAAACGCTAATGATCTTGAATATGCTCGCAGCGTAGTCAAGGGCTACTTCAAAGAGGTGGCTGATTCACGCAGCAAGCGTGCAGCGGTTAATTTGTACGACATAGCCAACCAAGCTGCTTGGCGAGATATGCACGAAGCTGGTGTTATCAAGGATTTAGGTACTGGTAATTTTGAGTATCTAGGTGATGTGTTTAGATTGATGCCTGGGAATGGTGATTGTGAGGAATGGTTGGTTTGGGTTGGCAGATCGGAGGTTATTTAGTTATGGCAATGACTCATACATCTAAGCTACGAAGATACCGTGTATGGACGCGGAATTTCAGTGTGCGACAGCCGTATAGCTGTATGACTGATTGGCAAACACGCAGAGCTTGTGAGAAGTACTGCATCGGACGCTGGGGCCACATTCCAGGGTTTGTGATTATCAGTGCTGCTCAAAGTCCTAAGCGATTCTTACAGTAAGAAGGGTTGGTGATCGAATGACAATCCGCCAACTAATCGCAAACAATTATGCCTACCAAGATACCTACGCAGATCGCACAACCGCGTTATGTTACCGCGACGAATGGCGACGTAAGGGCTACGCCGCAGAGGTAGTGTACATGCCGTTGCGGGGGAATTATCAATTATGGGTGAGGTAGGAGAGGCGGGAAAGGTAGGAAAGGTAGGAGGGTAAATATATGGAAACACAGACATTAACGTTCGAGCTAGACCCCCTGTTAGTGATCGGTGGGTTTGTGTTAATCATCGGCGTCACTTTGGGGATTTTAATCGAGGGTGCAAGGATAGAACGGTCGTATCATAAACGGCAACGGTGGGTAAAGGAGAATCAGGAGACGAAGGGGTAGGTAATGTAGTATAGAGTTTCATTCAGCAAGCTAATTTATTCATCCTTTAGTAGCTTGCGGCTACCCTACGTCGAACTCACTGGGAGACGCGGGGTGGTCGGAGGTTATTCAAAATGAAATACGTAATCGCACAAGGAAACCCATTTGATTGGGAACAACCGGTTAGACTAACCGGGACGTTTAATTCCATTCGGGAATGTGACGAGTATGCCCAGTTGTATAGTTTAACGAACTATTGGGCAGTGCCGGTGGATTCGCCAGGGAGTTTGTGGGTGGATGCCGATGCTGATGCTGCTGTCGAAGAATAGGTTTACTACGTGCGCGTGACGAAATTGGTAATAGTGGGCGGGCCTAACAAACTCGCCTGAGTTTTTAATTAAGCTCTTGCAGGTTCGAGTCCTGCCGCGCACATTGCAACGGGTCAACAGAGTTGAACGCTTCCCAACTTTACCAGTGAAGCAGGAGCTATAAACTCAGTGCTGGTGTAGCTGTTGGCCTGTTGCTCAAATGGAGGTTATTCAAAATGAACAACGTAGAAACACAATATCGCTTCAATGAACTTCCAGACGAACTGGAAAACTGGCTAGTACCACCAAAATTCCTAGGTATGATGTCTGGGGCTAAGTACGCTAAGCAGAATAAACTGGGTGTGATTACCCTAACCTACGAAGATGACATGACTGAAAGTGTTAGCTCTGACAGGGATTTGTTAACAGAATTTGGAGGGTTCCTGGAAGTGGTAAGCTATGTGCAAAGTTTTAGAAGTGTCGTCTAGCGTGCAATCCACCCCACCCAAACTCCCACCCCGCCGACTCCTCCGCTACACCTACCACCTCTGTGAACGCTGCGGCTCGGAGTTGGATCCACGCTCACGCTACTTCTGCCCCAGCTGCCGTCTCAAAGCACGAGCCGCCAACCGCCGACATGTGCAGCAACTCATCGCTGAGGGCAAATGCCGCAGCTGTGCTACCACTCGTGAGCAACTGGATAAAACCTTATGTAACAACTGTTTACAGGAGTTACGCGATAACCATAAACGACGTAAGCAGGCGCGGATTGACGCTGGGCTGTGTGTGTTATGTGGGAAGGTGAATGTACAGGTGGCCGGTGGGAGATACCTGCGGTGTTTGGGATGTCGGGATAAAGAAGCCGCACAACAGCGAGCGGGGAGGTTGCGGAAGCGTAGAAGTGCATCCACAAATCGCTAGTAAGCAGTAAGTTTAATCAATCAACCAAACAGAAAGGATGAAGTAAAGTTATGCCTGATGAAGTTATGCCTGTGCCCACACCAGATGAGCTAGAACCTGATGTCGGTAAGCTGGAGTTGGATCCCGAACCTGATACCGACGCTAACACCGAACCGTATCTCGAATGTGACAACTGCCATGACATAATCCCAGCAGGCGCGGACACTTACGAAATGTCCGACCCGCCCAACCAAACTTGGTGCGTGGACTGCTACAACGACGAAGGTAGCCACTGTGAGGGCTGTGGCAACTATGTCGAAGTCAGCAGCTTAACTGAAGTCAGTTACCTTAACTGCGGTTTTACAGGGTGGAGCACTCGTGAGGTATGTGAGAGCTGCTTAAACAGCGATTACCGCCAATGCGAACACTGTGACGATACTTGGTTCAATAGGGACCTCCGTAACTGGGCTGGGGATGAAGCCTGCCCAAGATGTCATAATAACGCAGCCTGTAGCTGCGACGACTGCGGTGCTGAATACTGGGATGGAGACAACCATTATGCATTCTGCGAAGGCTCACCCGATGACGACAGTGACAGTTCAGCAATCCACGCGTGGGATTACGAGGTATTAAATACCTTAAACTTCCTCGGCCAACCCGCTGACAAACTATGGCTGGGTGTGGAACTGGAAGTAGAGTGCAAGAGTGATAGTGGCTGGCATCGGGGCGAGCTGGCTGATGAAGTAGCCTATGCGATGCGCGACTTTGCGGTACTTAAATCCGATGGCAGCCTCGATAACGGGTTCGAGATTGTCACCGCACCGGCCACTATAGAAATCCACCGTACTGAATGGACTAATCGCTTTTACGGCAAGTCCTTCATCAAGGGACTACGCAGCTGGGATGCGGGCACCTGCGGCTTGCACGTCCATATCTCGCGCAAACCGTTATCCAAGCTCACCCAAGCTAAGATCGTAGGGTTCTGTAACATCGAGGAAAACCGCACCTGGATGGAGAAACTAGCTGGGAGGACATCCAGTTACGCTGAGTTCAAGGATGTTGAGCAGCTGGGCAAGCAGTGGCGGCGGCAAAGTTCCCGCTATCGGGTAGTCAATGTCGAAAACGACGACACCCTGGAGTTCCGCATCTTCAAAGGCAGCCTCCGCCCGGAACGTCTCTGGCGTGCGCTGGAGTTCGTCCATAGTTTAGTAAAATTCTGTGAACAGACTTCCTTGGAAAAGTTACAGGCTAGCCAGTATTTGGAATGGCTGGGTAAGCATAAAAAGCTCTATCCCAGCTTGGCTGCGTTTTACTTTCCGAAAGCGGCAGCGGCTAAGCGCAACCCGAAGCAGCCAGGGTTATTTACGGTGGCGGCAGATAGTTGCCAGGGGGATGATAGTGGTAAGGGAGTTGTTACCTATGACGCTGAGCAGGAACTTGCAGCGCAACGTAAGATCGAGGAGCGTGTAGCTGAGCAGCGGCGGGCGCGGAAGGAGCGGGAACGGGAGTTGAAGCGACTGGAACGGGAACGGCTGGATGCTAGAGCAGCGGCTAGGGAGCCGGATTGGTATGGCAGTCGTGAACCTGTTGATGTGGTTGCGAGGGCGGCGGATGCCGAATTCCAAGCCTACGCTACTCCTGAGCGGATAGCTCAACGACGCGCATTTTACCAGCTGCAAATAGATGAAGGTTCGCGGTCGGACTGGGAGGAAGTGCGTAGTTGTACACGGGGCTGTACCTGTCTAGACTGCCGTTTGATTGTGTATGTGGCTGAGTTGGTTATCCAGGAGCAGCGGGATGCAGAGGCTCAGACTGCGTATGACTACTCAGTGATGGAGGCGGTGCGGCACCTACGGCACGTAAGTGCTGCTTTTGTCAGTGTTTTACCTGTTGAATCAACCGAACCTGCTAATCAAACCCTGACACCAACCTCAGACCTTACTGAAGCGGCTGCTGAACCTGAGCATCGGGAGGGTGGTGGAAGTGGTGTGGATAGAACCTTAACCTATGAAATGTTGGAGAACCTGTATCGGGATCTTCGATGGTAGTAAGTTACTCCCAACAAACAAGAAAGGATGAAACAACAACAACCATGTGTGTAATTATTCATAAACCAGCCGGGATCCAACTCGGCAAGAACAGTTCCGACCTCCTGCGCATCCTGCAAGATGCCGCTGCCATGAACCGTGACGGGTTTGGCATCCAAGCCTGGGATAAGCGGGAAGGTAGCGGCAGGCTAGTCACCAACTGGAAACACGCTACTGACCAAGCGAAAATCTTAGAAGTAGCCTACACCAACCTTGACCGGATTGACTTAGAAGTAGTCGCGCACTGGCGTTTGGCTACGCACGGCGAGATCATCGAAGCTAACTGTCATCCGTTTCCGATTAACAGCAAGCTGAGCTTCTTCCATAATGGCGTGCTGAGTGGGTTTGGCAGCACGGTGAAAGGTGCGGAGAAATCCGATACCTTGGATTTCGTGGAGTCGGTATTACGTCCGCAGTTTGGTAGATGGCGCAGTAAGCCTAGTGAATGGCATAGCAAGCTGTTAGCTAAGTACGCGCAGGGGCAGCGGTTTGCCGTGACAAATCATCGCGGTGAGGTGTGGCGGTTCGGGAGTTGGGTGGAGCAGGATGGTGTGTGGTATAGCAATGATTGGTTGCTGGGAGATACGTACAGCTATGTCAAAGGCTGGAGGCGACGGGATTGGCGGGATGAGCTGGATTACCTGGATGCTGCGGCAGCTGATTATGATGAGGATATGGAGGATGAGCTGGAATGGGATAGTGAGCTGCATGAGTACGTGCCGGTAAAGTCCGTGCGTTGTGAGTGTTTTGGGGATATTTGTGGCGGGGAGCATGATTTGGTGTATGGCTGTCAGCGCCGCTCGAAGTATGAGGTTACGTTAACGGGCTGGAATGGGGATAAATATCGTAGCTACAGTTGTGCGGAATGCGCATGGCTGGGTGGGGTGGAAGGGGTGAGTGCGCCGACACAGCTATCGGGGCGCACAATTAAAGAGTCTGGTGAAGAAGTGGAGGTGATTTATGCCAGAAGTTGAGCTTGAAGGTAAACTGATGACCTACGAACAATACATCACCAAACATAACCTCCACCTGGATCTCACCTGGAAAGGCTTTGAGGTTGAACCTGCTACGGGCAAAGGTGCAGTAGGAAGTGAGTGGCCGTGTTTCAAATGGATCTATGAAGTACGCCGACAAACCCAGCATAGTAGCTCGTTGACTCTGCGCGGGGATTACACCCAAGGCATCGGACACGCACATACAGATAAAGATTTGTACGCTAATGGAAAGCTGGATTATGACCCCAAAGTCGGGTTGTACTTCAGACTGCCACCCAGTCACCGTTGCTACTCAGTAGTATCTCAAGGGATGGAGTCACCTATCACAGAACAGCAAGCGTGCAGAGACGGTCGTTTGAAAGCTCGCACAGCTGAAGAATGCCGCCCGTGGTTTAAGTTTGAGGATCCAGATAGCCGGTTCCGAGGCCCGCAATACTTCGTTACCCGCCCTACCTTCCCCGATATATTAGATAGCTTACGCTCCGACGTCGAATGTGCTTACCCTACGTTCGAGGAGTTTGCTGCTGAGTTAGGTTATGCACCAGACAGCCGCTCCGCTGAAAAGATCTACCTAGCCTGCTGTGTCATAGAACGTAAGCTGCGTGGATTGGTAGGTGGGAAAGGGATGGTGGAGTTGTTGGAGGAGGTTGAGCGGCTATGAGCAAGGATCAACTACATAAGGAATACATAGTTACAGATGACGGTCGAATCGACTTGCGTTGCAGCAGTTGTTCAAAGTTCAAGGAAAGTGTGCGCTGGTATAGGCGCTTGGTCAGCCTGGTTCCAGTTAAGCTTGCGCACGAGAAATTTTGCAAGAAGTGTGTTGACCGGCTTAAAGCGGCTGGTGAAGATTGGAGGTTATAGTAGAGCGGAAAGGAGCTAAAGAATTATGCCAACCCATAAATTCCAAGTCGGTGATTTGGTTAGGATCCGGGCGGATGTAACTGAAGAGGAGCTATGGCACTACAGCTTGAGCCAGTACGTCCCTCGTCAGGGCATCATAGAACTCGTCCGGGATTATGACGACTTAACTGAAGAAACTGGCTGGGGATACTTAAAACCTACGCCCTACGTAATAAACGGCTGGGTCTACCCTGAACACATCTTGGAACATGCGTGCTTGAATTGGCAGCTGCATCGGGAGTTGCGGAGAGTGGCGGCTGGGTCAGCTACGACAATAACTGAGGAGGTATATTAACGATGCCCAGACAAGCTAAACCAACCCCAAGCGCAACTACAACCACAGTCTACGTGTTGCGTAACAAATACATTGTAATGATCGAAGCTGTTACTACCGATAAAGTAGTAGCAGCCGCGTGGGAGCAGTCTGACGATTACCGATATAGCGTGCCATTGATAGTGGATGACCCTGCCGCGTTGAAAGCTGTTAAACAACTCATCAAGGAGGCTAAGTAGCTATGCCCAGACAAGCTAAACAGTTCATCCCGTGGTCGCAGCGGCAGCTATTACCCAGCGAGGAAGATCTACGTGTACTCGCAGCTTCTTTGTTACAGGACTGTCCCAGATTACTGGCAATCCCCGTCCCTACTACAGCACGCGTGCAGTGGTATTATAACGGGCCGCTGCAACTGGAGGCACTTTCACCGACCATTCACGCCCTACTATACGGTCGCCAACTTAAATCCGCCCCCCTGCACCCAGGTCGTACTGACACTTGGCACCGAGGTTTGCAGCTTGCTACCGACGTAGACTTCACGGATCCCGGTTGTGCTGTGTGGTGGGAGAGGGAGTTAGCCGCGTGTGCAAGGACAGTGGGTGTGGAGTTACGAGTTCGAGTTCAAATCGTAAACTTAACTAAAGGAGAATAACTATCTATGCGCTACATCCCTAAAACCCTTCCCACCATGCCAGCCGGTCAATGGGCTGTTTGGGACACTAAATTTGAACGCTGGCTGGTCTACGGAGGTGAGCCACCTATTCCAACCAACACCTGGGAGGTAATTAACCAGCGGTGTCAGGAGTTAAATAAAGGATAACTATGGACTACAAAGATGCTTTAATTGCAGCCGGTGCCGAAGTACTGGCTTACGAAACTTTCGGCAGCTACCAGGGTGACTGGTGGGCGAAGGTTAACTACGAAGGCAAACAGTTCTGGGTTAGGGGATCATATGGTTCATGCTCAGGGTGTGATGCATTGCAACATGACTTTGGTTGGAGGCTATCAGCTGGCTGTGAAGATCATGAATACACCTACGATGACAAAACCATTGCGGCGTGTTCAGCTTGTCAGGCAGTGTTAGCGGACAACGAGGGCAAGTTTGCAGCCTTTGGCAAGGGTTACTTAACCGACGAAATCTATGACCAAGCAGGCGCGGAGGCGAAGGCTGCTGAGAACCTGGATTGGGATCAAGATGCCCGCCAGATGTGGGACTTTTTGCGTACAAATTCCATTGACAGCCTGCCCGTCATCAAGTAAACTGCATCCCGTGAAATCAAACTAACTGGTTCAACCGTCTAGGTAAACCAATTCAACTTTAACAACTTAAACGAGGTCATATGGAAACTGCAACTGCAACCGCGCCTGTGAAACAAACCTACATCCCAGGCCGCGAATACACCTACTCCGCCGACGATCTACTCATCCCCGAGAAAGGGGATCCGCTGTTCATCGAAGGCCGTACCAACTCCAACGAGGGGGTAGATAAACTCGAAGCTTCAATGAAAGATCAAGGCTGGGGGAATATCCCACCGGTGTTGGTGATTGAAGTCCAGCCCGGTCAATTCAAAGTCGTGGCCGGGATCCGCCGCACGAAAGCCGCGCGCAAAACCAACACCCCCGCACAGATTCGTGTGCTGGATCCGGGTATGCCGGTGACTGAGCAATTGTCGCTCAACATCGAGGAAAACGAAAATCGGACAGACACCAATGCCATTGCTAAGGCGCACAGCTTTCAAAGCTTTGTCACCGAATACGTCAAGCAGGTACTTACTGAGGAGTTCCCGGACGCTACCGAATACACCGCGAAGGCCATTGCGAAAGCCACTGTCCAGGCCAAGAAAGTCTTAGGTCTGCGGCTGAAGCTCACCGCTCAAACCGTGGATGAATATCTCCAGTTGGTGAATCTTATCCCCGCCGCCCGTAAAGCTGTCGCAGAAGGTACACTAACCCGCACCGCAGTGATCGACCGTGGCGCGGGGTTGACCCGGATGCTCAAGGAGGATGGTACACCGGATGTGGAGAAGCAAACCGCTGCGTTGGAGAAGCTGATGAAGCATAGCGAGGCTGCGGGGGGTAAGACTGTGAGCCGTGCGGCTGCTAAGCAAGCTGCCACCACCGAAGCAGTTGGTTACAAACCATCCGCCTGGGAGATTCGTCAAATGACTGTCAACATGGAAGAAGCTGGTGAGTATGCTGAACAGCTGGCATTGATCAACTTCCTGCGTGGTGATCTGACGCTGCGCACTGCGAAGAAGCGGTTGCCCTGGTTGAAGGATGTGTTCGTGGCGAAGGCGGGGCCGGGGGCGGCGGAGGAGTAACCGGTGGAAGATGCGGATATACTGTTAACAATCATAGCCTGTGTAGTGGTATTAGTAATCGGTAGCTGGCTGGTCAGAGTCACCTCCGATAAATCCACCCGGTTGCGTTGAGCTAAGTTAAGCTAAGTTGAGCTAAGCAGCTGCCGAAACCGTGCCCCTCCCAGCTGCTAACTGCCCGGGAGTCAGTACCTTACGCACCAGCTAGGCAACTGTGGTAAGGTCGTGTTAAACTGGCTCCCGTTGCAACGATGTGTGACTAACGAAGTTAATTAACTAACCAAGGAGATAAAACACAATGCCCAAATACAACGTAAGTTTGACCAATGTGAAACCCGGTAAAGATGGCAAGTTGCCCGAGCCGGTAGTGATCGAAGCTCCCGACGCGCCTGCTGCTAAGGCTAAAGCGATTGCCCAGCTGAAGCCGGAAGTGAGTCAGGATGTGGAGGTGGTTGAAGTGGTCGAAGCTACGGCCTAGACTTATCCACTGTGTAGGAGCGTCGGTTAATTGGCTAAACCCCTGGATTCCAAACCCAGTACTCAGAGTTCGAGTCTCTGCGCTCCTGTTGGTAGGGCAATGGCGGAACTGGTAGACGCGCAGGATAATACAGGAAAGCGGGAAGCTGTCTAGTTAGTTAATAGCTAACTAGGCGGGCCAGATAAAACTCTTCCCATTGTGGGTTCAAATCCCACTTGCCCTGTTAACCCCACCCAAGCTCTTTAACATAGTTATCCTTATCAACCCCATCCGGGGCAACCCATTGGGGGAGTGATAGCTTACTTAACGGGCGGGAAAACAACAACGTCAACAACAATCATTCGCTGGAACTCTGACCAACCGATAAGCATCCTAGGGTGACAGCACACGAGTTTGATTGTGGGGTGGGGTTATTCGATTATGGCAGCTATAACCTAGCTAGGTAGTGGTAGTCATGACACCGCTAAAGCTGCCACCAACATTAGCAGCACGTTCGCTATACTGCTAATCATAGACCCAGGGTAGCTAGTTAAACCTTGTTATACCCCGCGTATCTATGTAGCTCTTTGTCTTGTAGGATTTACACAGCAAGCTTTAAGGTACTTAACCAATCAGCGTAATCAACTTGACTGATGCAGAAACCGTAGCGTCTGGTGAAATTGAATTGTCTTGAGGAAGTTGTTCAACGATAGCCAGCTGCCACAGTAGAATGCTGACGTGCAAGGGTCGTCAATTTGGAGTAGATAGAGGATTAGTATTGATTACATTGATTGGTGTGACGGTACTCGGACGCTTACTATAATTATCTTCAAGACGTTTGTGCGAACCCCTGGATCTAACTCCGGCTGATTGTTACTAAATCAGGTTTACTTTACCTGTCTTACTGGTTTAGCGAACAGCGGACATTGAAGTTGGCTCCGGGGGTTATTTACCCGGCTACCTAACTTACCTAACTTACCGAACTTGCCAATGGCAACACCTAACCATAACTCCAACGCAAAGTTAATCCAGCAGCTTCGTGCAGTAAAACCTGTCCGTCCAGTCAAACCTTCCATTCCAGCTATCCACTGCCCAGAATGCGGTGAGCATATTGCGGGTAAGTTGGCCAAGCTGTATGTACCCGAGCTGATTAAACTCGGTCGGATGCTGGTGCGGAAGGTTAACAAGGCCAACAAAACGGCGGCGGCGGCGGCGAATGGTGACGGGGGTGGGTAGCCTGATCACAGGATCCAGGGATCCGTTTATCTCCCCATACCCCTGGCAGCTTAGCTCAAAGCTTATACCCTAATCGTCTCACAAGATAAGGATATGAACAGTGGCGATGATAACTTTTGATGCACATGCACAGAACTCTTCCATAGTAACTCAGGAGGTTGAAGGAAATGACAGCAATGGCAGTAATAGCTATAGTGACAATCTTAATGGGGGTATTGGCTGTACTAGCGCTTGTAGCAATGCAGCTACAATACTTGGCGAATATCCTAGCGAGCCGGATAGATCTAGTGAACATCAACCTGGATCTGATCCACAACGCCCAGGAACGGCAGTTGTTGGAATTCAAGCAGTGGAACGAAACCCTGGAGGGGATCAACCAGGGCTATCCATCCTCTCCCCCGCCACCCTCGCAGCCCAACGCTTAATCGCCCAGATCCACCACCTCGCCGACCAGTACTGGGAAGAACCTGACCACGAAGCCTTAAACGTAGTACTAGCCTTCATCGCCAGCTACTTCCTGCACGAACGCAACCCCTTATGGTTACACATCGTAGGCGAATCCAGCAGCGGTAAAACCGAACTCGGTATGGCACCGGTCGCGCTGGACTATGCCGAATTCCACCACCTTGATGATCTCACCTCCAACACCTTACTATCCGGCCTCACCAAAGGTAAAGATTCCGGTAAACGCAACAGCTTCCTGCACCGGGTAGGGATCTTCGGCTTAGTCTACCAGGAGGACTTCACTACCTTCCTCGAAAAAGACGAGCGGATGGTCGGTGCAGTGGCAGGGCAGTTACGTAAAGTCTACGACGGTCAGCTTACCAAGGAAACCGGCGTGGAGACTCGTGACGGTAACGGTGGCTGGCAAGGTAGGATAAGTTGGATCACAGCTATGACCCCGGGCGCTGAACGGAAATGGGTGCGCCATAACCCAATGGGTGAGCGGTTCAGTATCGTGCGCTGGCGGGCCGCGCGGAATCACGAGGCCGTAAGTAAGAAGGTATTACTCCAGTCAGCGGTTGAAGCCAAGCTCACCTACCTAGACGCTGATAAACAAATGAACCAGCAGATCGCTGGCCCCAGGAAATGGATCGGTTGGCTGACGCAGATGCTGATAGAAGGTGAGCGATATGCTGGGCAGCTACCTGGGAATGGGATTAACGAGGGGTTATTACGAGAGCTGGTGAATCAACTGCAAGGGTTGGATTTAACTCCGAAGCCGGATAGCCCTAGTGAACGGCTGGTGTATGACGGTGGATTGTACGCGCTGGCTGAGGTGGTAACGCAGCTGCGCACGATACCTAACCGTCCAGACGGCAGGAATATAGGTCAAGTGTTGGATAGGGAAAGCTCCGGTAGGTTGCAGCACCAGCTGATTAAGGTCGCCCGCGGGTGGGCCTACTTACACAGGCGCGAGGTAGAGGCTGCGGATATGCGGCTGGTGCAGCGAGTCGCTGAGGACAGCATACCGATCAGTAAGAAACCTATCGTGGATGCGCTGTATAAAGCGGGCCGGTCGGGTATGTGGATGGATGTGGATAGTTTGCGGCAGGAAGCTGGGTATCAGACTCAAGCGGCGCTGGTGTGGCAGTTGCAGGAATTGCTGGCGGTGGGGGTAGTGATGACCAGTGATGGGGATATACAGCGGAACTGGGAGAATCCTTACACGGAATGGAAATTAACTGAGCAGTTCGAGGAACTGTGGAGGAAAGGGGGATTGGGGAAGTAATGGATATTTATAAATTGTGTAAGTGTCTCTGGGCAGTGGCTACGTTTTTAGTAATCTATGGTATGTACGGTACCTTAGCACAGGGTTATCCGTTATCCACGAAGTTGATTGATCTGCCTGCGGATCTGGGGCTGGCTCTAGCGATTTCAATAGGGCTGAATACGATAGTCGTGATAACCTTGTCGCTGCATGGTATGGGAAGCGACGACTAATTTCTCAATTGACAGCCTGTCCGTCAACTGATATACTTACAACCATTATGAGCAATCAATCCGGCGCTAGGACCGCCCTTACAACCATCCTTACTTCGTCAAGTGCTGCCGTGCCAACAACCACCGACCAACGCGTCCGGGTCTTTCGACTCCGCGTACTCAACTGCACTGACTTCGACCATTACACCACACTCTACTGCCGCGCGGGTCGTAACCAATTCGAGCACGACATCTACTTCAACCCTGACACCGAGGAGAAGTTATTCGATGCGGTGCGGGCCGGGAAGGTGCCGTTGGATAAGGTATCGGTAGGGGAGGTGATTGGGTGGCTGATGGAGCGGGGGATTGAGAGTTTAGGTTAGGGAGTGTAGTGTTATGACTCCGTATCAAAAGTTAAAAGCTAGACGCGAGCGTTTGAAAGCCGAAGGCCGCTGCATAGATTGCACAGAGGATCGGGGAGCTGATGGAACATCAACCCGTTGCCGTAAATGTGCGGATAAGTGCAACCACGCAACGGGCATAAAACCCGCAGCGAATCTGTACGTATGTTTCGATGATGTAGATAGATTAGTTACCAAGTAAGGAGATTCACCTGATGTTAGCGATTAGAAAAGAACTACCTGTGATCTACACAGACCGTAGCCGGATTGAAACCGGCCAGCGCTGCCTACGTAAGCGCTATTGGGAGTACCATTACCAACTGCCCACAATGCTACACGCTGGGCTACAACCCGCTAAGCCAGCGCTGGAGCTGACGGTTGGGTCGGCGGTGCATAAGGGGGTGGAGCTGTTACTTCAAGCAGCCATGACCTTGGATTACACACCCCCACTAAATAGTATAGATTTAGATACGGCTATCTTTGCGGGGTTGGCCGACTTCGATGCAGCTTGGCAACCCTGGCTGGAGCAATCCGATGCCTTCCAGGATAGCAGTGAAAGTAACCAGCTGCTATCCTACCAACTCACCGAAGCACGCGCGCTAATAGAAGCTTTAATCGCAGCGTTCTACTACGCACCGACAGGCTTACAACTACTCACAGAAAACTACGAGATCCTGGCAGTTGAACAGGAGATCGCGGTACCCCTTACCGACTGGCTGGTATTGAACTCTCGCCCGGATGCTATCCTGCGTCACCGTCGCACCGGGCAGTACTTCCCGTGGTCGTTGAAGACCGCTAAGTCATGGGATGATCGTACCAACCAGCAGGCTGATGTAGATAACCAAGGGATCAGCGAGAGTGTTAGCACCGAATACTGGTTGAATCGCTATCCCGCTCCGCAACTCGAAGGTGCTGGTGGAGATTACACCGTCGCGGGGGTGCTGATGTGCTACCTCATCAAAGGCGAAAAACGCGCGGACGACTTCGGTATCTACCGCACCAACTCTCCGTTGATCCGCCCCTACTTCAACACCGGTGCCTTCGACCCTACCGACCTAGCCCAGTACGCACCGTCCAATAAATGGACTTGCACTGAGGAACACGAATGGAAAGGGGCGCGATTTGGCTACACAGTCAACGGCAAGAACGGTTGCCCGGGTGGTAAGAACCATATGCGCGGGGATAGCTGGCAGCAGGTGAATATCTGGGAACAGGGTGTGCGTGTGCAGGATTGGGTGAAGGAGCTATTCGAGCAGCAGCCTGAGCTGGGTGAGAAGTTCGTGCAGGTGCCTGCACCGTATCGGAGGGAGCGGGAGGAGCTGGAAAGCTGGATAGCCGAGCGAATCTTCCAGGAGCGTAGACTGGCGGATGGGACTGAAGTGATACATACTGGGTTATTATCAGATGTTACTACCATTCCTGGGTATGAAACTAGAAGTATCCTAGCTTCGCACTTTCCGATGTCACGCACGAGCTGCGTGTACCCTTGGAAGTGCAATGCACACTCTCTGTGCCATGCGGGAGGAGGTAGTAGATTGCTAGATCCAAACCTATTCTATGGCGAAAATTTGCTGGAATCTGAAAGTATCCCACAGGAGTTAGGTTATGCTTCACGAGTCCCAAACCATCCCGAAACCTAAATTTGAACTATTTGTTGGTGCGAAAATAGGTCGCCTCACCATTATTGGTGAACGTGTTAGGTATAAAGAGACATTTAAGCACCCTTGTAGATGTATTTGCGGTAAAGAAGTGCTGATAATTCAGCAAAATCTTCGTACCGGGAAGGCCCAGTCATGTGGGTGCAGAGCAATTGAGGGTCGCACAAAACACGGACATCGAATATCCGGTAAGCGAGATCCAGAGTACTATACCTGGGTGTCAATGAAAGATCGTTGTTTGAATCCACGCAATAAACAATACGCTAACTATGGCGGGCGCGGAATATCTGTGTGCGAAGAATGGGTCGCTAGCTATGAAGAATTCTTAAATGCTGTGGGTAGACGGCCCTCTAATAAACACTCCTTAGATAGATACCCTAACAACGATGGTAACTACGAACCCGGGAATGTGCGTTGGGCCACTCAAACTGAACAAGCCCGTAATAGGCGAAATAATGTACTAATCGCATTCAGGGATCAAGCAAAGTGTTTGATGGATTGGTGCAGGGAATTCAACTTGCCTTTTCCGGTCGTGCGTGTGCGGTTGAGTGAACTTGGCTGGACCATAGAAGCTGCACTTACGACTCCCATAGATGCGGTTAATAGATCAGACAGCTCAAGAAAGAGTTGGATAACTAGAAAGGCTAACTTAGCCAAGTTAAAAGAGAGCGAGGTAACAACCGATGTCAACAGCTAAGAACATAATGTCTATCACCTCCCTACGCCGCACCATCCAGCGTATGGAGCAACTAACCGCACCCGTCGCCGGAACCAACTCCGAACGTCGCAAGCGTCATCGCCGCTGGCAGATGTTACTAGGTAAACTAGGCGAGGAAGCTAAGGCGCTCGCGCATCAACAGGTGTTAGACATCTTCTACAGCAGCGGCTCCATCGACGCACAAACTGCCTGTAATATGTACATCTACGGAAAGGAAGCAATCGAAAATGCCAAACCCATCGGAACTGAACCAACACATCCTGCAAGTAGCTGACCAGCAGCACATCGACAACCCAGCTCACTTGCTGGTCGAATCAATGGCCTCGCCGCAACTCGTGGCCAACTCAGAAGCTGGTCGGAATAACTTCGACGCGGAGGCTATTCGGAAACTCAAGGGCGCGGGCCATAACTACGACGATACGTTAACCTTGGAGCAGAACTTAGCGAAGCTGCACCCCAGTAAATCTAAACCGGAAGACCTGGAGCGGTTGAACAGTCAGCTGGGGAACACTGTCGTCGTAGATGAACACATCTCAGGCGGCGGCGGGAACTTTTGGACTGCGCGCTGGTAGTTTAGCTATGCCAGCTACTATCTGTGAACTCAAAGGACACGCCTACCGATTACTCAAAGGATTCGGCAGGTACTACTGGAAGTGCGACCGTTGTGGGAAAGTACTAAATAACTAAGGAGACTAACCCAAATGCCCGAAGTAACAGAACAACAAAAAATCAATAACTCCCTAATGATGTATAGTTATAGTGGCTGCGGCAAGACACGCGAATGCGGTGCTATCGCAGATTATTATTACTTCAAAACAGGTGGCAAGCGCGTTCGCTACATCACTGCCGACACAGGCGGCTGGCAGCCGATTCAACCTTACATCGACGCCGGAATGATCGACGCTGTTAGTATCGCCGGACACCCGGACTTTCTCCATGTCCTACGCGGGTTATCAGAAGGCTACTGGCTAACCACTGAAGGTAAGTTGATCCCTGAGAAGGGCCGCCTAGCTGATACTGGGTTAATCATCATCGAATCCCTCACCTCCATCTGCCAGGAGATCATGGGTTACTACCAGGATAACCGCTTGAAATTCGCGCAGGATCTGGTAGCGGTGCAGCAAGTGCGCTCCCACGACCCTGAGTTGGATAAGATTCTTGGGGCACAGACGATTTCAGCAGTAGCACAGGCGCATTATTCAGGGTTGCGGGATGAATTGTTTGGTAGGATCCGAGATTTCCAGCGACTAATTGCACAGGGCGTAGATGGATTGGTGTTCACCTCGCACGAGAGTTCAGGGCAGGAGTCAATCGCCGGGATCAAACGCACCCAGCTGGGTATTGGCGCATTGGGTCAAGCGATTAGCCCAGCCCTACCGCAGCGCTTCGGGGATCTGATCCACCTGGACACGATCACGGTGAATAACAAGCTGGAGTATCGGGCGTACTTCCAACCACACCAGGATGCTGAGCTGCGCCGTGAATGGCCTGCTCGGTTGCGCACGGATGCCAGCTTGAACAAAGCGATACTTGAACATCCCGATTTCAAGCAGGGGTATTTGGTACTGACTGATGAGGCGGATCCCACTCAGCGGCAGGGGATTACCAAGCTGTTGAGATTCAGGGATCAGTTGCAGAGTAACGCGGCGGATAAGATTCGTGCACGGATGGCTGCGGCGAAGACAGCTACTGAAGGAGCTGTTACTAATGGCTAGTGTAGAGTTGTGGCTAGATGTCATCTACAAGCTAACTAATGACGAAGCCCGACTAATAGGCTTAGCATTAACACATACAGCTAATGATGAAGCTTATAAGCTGTCCAGAAGTCAGGACAAAGAGGCTATGGCTAGCTTAAACAACAGGCTACTGGAGCTGCGTAAATTGAAGTTACTGGAAGCGGTTAAAGTTACGGAAGCCGCGCAGCAGCGTATAGCGAAAGCTGCTGAAGGAGGTGATGCCAAGTGAATGAAATTAGCATAGTCCCAAAGACCATTGGGCTTTCCCGGGGGATACGCATCCGGTAAAACACGCTAAACCGATACAACTCAACTCGATTAACTCGATAACAACCAACAACGATAACAAAGGACAACAACAACCATGAACAACTTAGATAACAACACAACCGATTCGTTCGACATCAACAACCCCAACCTCGCCGCCGAAGGCGAAGGCATCGAAGGCTTTGACCCGAACGCCGACTCCAACGCCCCGCCGAAACCTCCCAACGCCGGAGCCTACCTCCTCCAACTCGACTTCGCTGAAGCTGAAGTAGAGAAGCGGTTCAAACATGGCAGCAAGGATGACCCTACCAAGGATCAACTGATGACTTCCTTCACCGCCACCATCGTAGGCTGCGACAAGCAGGACTACGAGGAGAAGCATTGGCAGGGTCGGAAGATCGGCGGGAAGTCCGGGTTCATCGTGGGTAGCTGGACCGTCCGTGGCCAACGTGGTACCTCCGGCTACGGCGATCTGCTCAAGGCTTACGGGTTGAAACCCAAGCAACTGGCCGGGTTGGCAGGCGCGGGTGGACAGAAGCGCTGGGAGGATACCCCGGTCGAAGAGCTGATCACTGACTGCGTACTGTCCGGTCAACCAGTCCGAGCCTACTGCGACTGGGAGTGGGCTGGTTCCACCAAGGAACTGATCGACCCCAACACTGGTAAACCTTACTACATCCGCTTCGACTACAAGGACGATCAGCTGAAGAACGTCCCGCAGGGGATGAAGGCGGCGAAGGATGATGGTAAGGGTGGGAAGCTGCACCAGCAGACTTTCCACTTCCAGTCACCGGATGGTGAGGGTAGTGAGGATGTGCAGCTGTTTGCGAGTCTGCGGGTGGAGCGGTTTATGCCGCCGAAGGCTGGGCAGTAGGGTAGCTGCCGGATTAACCGTCAACGACTTACCATCACAGTTCCTTCTCTCGTCTAACTAAAAAGATCCCAGGTTAGGTTAGCTTCACAACCTACCCCAGCCTGGGATCTGATTTTTTCCTACTCAGAGGTATCTCACCTATGGAAACCCAAGAAATCATCGACCATTTCGAGCGGCTCCGCTGCACTGCCAAGTACCCTGTCTTCTACTTAACTGGGCAGGCAGGCACCGGCAAAACGTACACCATCAAACAAGCTATCGAGCAACAACCGAACTTCGCGCAGCTCGCAGCATCCACCGGTATCGCAGGCGTGAACCTGGGCACCACCACCATCAACCAAGTGCTGAAATATTTCAACACTGACTCGCTGCTGGACTCCTACCAATCCGGGCAGCTGACTATGAACTTACGTAAAGTGCGCAAGTTCAACCGCTTTCTGGTGATCGACGAAGCATCAATGATCCCCTATCAACAGCTGGATATATTCCTCTGGGCGTTGGATGAGATCAATGCTGATGTGGAGGATGACGCGCGGTTAGGTTTAATCCTCATCGGAGATTTTTGCTTGGGTTACGGCACTAAAGTGATGATGGCCGATGGTAGCCTAAAAGTTGTTGAAGACATTAAAGCAGGCGATCAAGTAATGGGACCGGATAGCAAGCCCCGCAATGTGCTCAGAACTACGACAGGATTGGATACTTTGTATCAAGTTAACCAGACTAACGGTGATTCTTATGTAGTTAATTCTAAACACCCAATTGTACTGCGGCGTAGTAAGGATGGTAAAGCTTCGTGCGATGGGCGTTGGCCCAGATACCCTGACTACGCTGATAACTTAACGTTAACTGCGCCGGAACTGCTGTTAAAATCCGATAAATTTCGTTCGTGTTTCTTTGGGTATAAAGCAGGCGTGGTTAAGTTTCCTGTGCGACAGGCACCTACTTTAGATCCGTATTTTGTAGGCTTATGGCTAGGCGATGGCGACAAAGATGCGCCTCGAATAACTACGGCTGACCCGGAAATTGTAGATTACTTGGAATCCTTGTCGAATGTGTACGGATTGAATCTCACAATTAGTGGGTGGGATAGAACATCCGCAGTACGGATAGGAATTACACATGGGAAATCCAAGGGTAATATTCCCAACCCTATACGAACCAAACTAAGCGCGTTAAGCTTGTTCAATAGCAAGCACATACCTGATGATTATTTGTATGCCATAGAAGCTGCTAGGTTGGATCTACTTGCAGGACTTATAGATTCTGACGGAAGCTTTACAGGTAATCGTTACACCATTGCTTGTGGGATAGAAAAGTTGGCTCACCAAATAAAACAACTAGCTGATCAATTAGGTTTCAGGTCTACTATTCAACCAGTAAAAAGCGGGCCATACGCCAACAATCCAAATAAGTCTATGTGGAGGATTTCAATTGGGGGTGACACTTGGAGAATCCCCTGTAAGGTTGCCAGAAAAGTATCCAACCCTAGATCACTTGGACGCACGCGCATAGAGTCTAAGGTTTCAATTGAACGGTTAGGGCGCGGTTTGTATGCAGGATTTGAAACCGATGGTGATCATTTGTTTCTGCTGGCAGACGGTACTGTTACCCATAACTGCCAGCTCCCCCCAGTCCCGGGCAATCTCATCGTCGCGGGCAAACCAGTCCTAACCAAAGATGGTCAGCGCAACGTCAAGGAACCTACCCCCTGGGCGTTTAAGTCTGAGTTGTGGAGTAGGTTCGAGGAAGAAGGCCATATTATTAAGCTGGAAAAGATCTACCGACAATCCGATCCGACCTTCCTCAATGGTATTAACGCCATCCGCAAGGGACTGGGTAAATCAGGAGTGAGTTACCTCGCCGCCGCTGGGGTTGAGTTCACGCGCGAGCTGGATAACTACTTCGACGGCACCACCATCGTAGGCAAGAACGAGGAAGTAGATCGGATTAACAAGATCCGGTTGAACCAGCTGGAAGGTAAGACCCAGCAGCTACCTAGTACACGCTGGTGGGCAGGGGAAGTGTTGGGCTGGAAACAACCCAGCGAATGGCAGTACATCCCCGAGCAGTTGGAGTTAAAGCTGGGTGCGTATGTGATGATATTGAGTAACTTGAAGGATCCGCTGACAGGGCGGATGGAAGCTGCGAATGGAGATTGTGGGTGGGTCAGGGAGATCACTCAGCTGCGTGTGCCTGTGTATGGTGCGCCAGATCCTGAGTCTGATGATCCCACAGCACCTCCTACGATTATCTCAGAGGAGATCCAGTGGGTGGTGCGCGTAGAGTTAGTCCGCCGCCCTGATGAACTCGTCACCATCCCAGTAGTCAAACGCAACATCGAATCTCGGCATGACGTTGACGACGTACTTAAAACACATCCTAAATTCAACCGCGACGAAGCTGGCAACCCTAAGAAGATCCGTAATTCAATGGGTCGGTCGGTCTGGTGTTTAGGCACGATTGAATACTTCCCATTGCGGTTGGCTTACGCTACTACTACACACAAGTCGCAAGGGTTGTCATTGGACAGGATCCAGATTGATCCGCGCGGGCACTTTATGGGACAACCGGCTATGGCGTATGTAGCGTTGAGTCGCGGGCGCACGCCGGAAGGGATTAAGATCGTGGGGAATAGTAGTTTATTTGCGGAGCGGGTGCGGCTTGATGAGGCTGTGCGGCGCTTCGTTTAGGGGGAGGCAATACAATGAAACTATCAGAAATCGAACACCGTATTTTGGCGCTTGAACATGCGCTGAGTAACTTACAACAATGCCCAGCGGATCCGTGTCATGTGCATTACGCAGCAGCGGCGGAGGCTGAGGCTGAGGCTGAACCTAAGTACGATGTCACTCAGGAGAATTGGCGAGTAGGCTATGTAGGAGATTCCGGGGTACTAGTAACTAGTGTAGACCCCATCAAACCACTGCAAGTTTGCCAAGCCCCGGAATCCTGGATGCGCGGACGCAAGCATTGGCCCCAACGCAGGGCGCTGATCGCCCACGCACCGGAGATGTACCGACAGTTAGATAACCTCGAACAACTCATTCGCTATGCCCCAATGACCTCCAAGCTAATGCAAGCTTACACAGGTTTACGACAGTTACTGGACACCATTCAAAAGGAGCTAAAAGAAAATGAATAACAACCAACCCGCACAACCATCGCAGTCACCTAACATCAACCCTGACTCTAACCCTAACCTACGCTTCATCCAACAAGCCCTATCCAACACCTTGGAACCATCCGTCCCACCCATAGAACGCGTGGACATGCTGGCAGCTATCGCTTTGGTCCTGCTGGAAAAAGCAAAACTCTCCGGTGAGGCAGAATCAACCTTCCTTGAACATATTATGCTAGCGCAGTATGGAACGTCTGCGGAATGGGCGGAGCATCGGAATTGCATAGCCAAGTTGCACATGGCTACTGCCGAGATTGCGATGCAAAGGCTTACTGCTATGGAACAGGCCGACAATTCTAACAACGACACCACTGATAACTTTGAATTTCCGGAGGAGCTTAATACATTATGACTACCGACCAATCCACCCAACTACCGCAACCACCCGCCCACTCCGCTGTCAACATAACCACCGAGCGCGTCATCCGCCTCGACGCACCGAATTTCCTCAAGGATCCACTCGGGTACACGCGTGCTTTACCCAAGCAGATCCCGGTCGTGGTGCCAGCTGAACCCGTCCATTTTAAGGAATGGCTGGACGCAGAGATCGGGCAGCTGGTTAAATGTGAGGATTTCTTCGATTACCTGGATCGGTTTCTGGAGGAGTAACTATTTATGTATATTCTTTACTTAATTATTGGTTCGGTCTGTTTGGCAGCAGCCAAGGCACATCATACCGAAACTCATAGCCACGACATCTATCTAATCATAGTAACGACGGCTTGCTACTTCATGGCAGGCTGTAACTTACTCGCCGATGCTGTAAACCAGCGAAAGGATAGGCAGTGAACCAATGACACCTAATAACACCCAACTACCGATTCAAGTTAAACCACCCAACGACGGCTTAGGCTGTGCGTTGATTATCATCGCTGCCTGCGTAGGCACAGCGCTTTTGATATGGGCTAATCAGGGGTTTCCGGGGGTGGGGAGATGAGTAACATCTACAGCACTAATGAGCGTAACCCAGAGGCCGACAACACTGAGGCATCTCAACTACTCAAGATCATCTACGATGAGTCTGAATGCGAGTTAGGTTATGACAGTGAGCTACTAACTAACTGGGAGCGTGAGTTCCTGGAGTCGGTAGACAGCAACCTAGCTCGGGGTTGGAACGTAACCCAGAAACAACTTTTCAAACTCCGTGACATAAAGGATAAACTTCTATGACACCAAAACCTCACACTTGCTCGTCGTGCCTTTTAGCTGACACCCCCGGCTGCACCGGCTTCATGCCAGCCCCCGAGGGTAAAGGTTTAATCCCGCTTCTCGTAACGGCAGAGGCTTTAGGCGAGAATGAGGCACGCGATTCAAAACCGCTACGTCCCTATGCGGAATCTGGATCTCTATTTGAACGTGCGTTACGTTCAGTAGGAATCCAGCGCGAGCAAATAATCGTAACCAACATCATAAAATGTCGGCCTCCGGCTAACCGGCTCGCTGGCGAATACTACGAGCAGCCAGCTATTGAACACTGCCGACAATACTTCGACGCCGAAGTATCCCAATACAAACCCAAAGCTATCCTGGCAATGGGTGCGATACCATTCAAGTATCTAACCGGGATGTCAGGTCACAAGCAAAACCTCGAATACGTGCGTGGCTACCCGGTAGAATCTATCTGGTATCCAGGGATCCCCGTGATCGGCACGTTCCATCCGTCGTATATCCGACGTGGCGCATCTGAGATGTTTCCGGTGTTGGTTCACGATCTGCATAAAGCGTTACAGATTGCCAAAGGAAAATTACCCTGGACAACTGCGCCTGAACAGGTAACTTACCAGCTAGGCGGAGTAGCTGAATTAAAGCAGATGTTGGATATACTTAGATCCCAACCTGACAGACTGCTGGCCTACGACATCGAAACCCGTGAGTCAGCTAAAACCAACGAAGACGAATACGATTCGTTGTCGCCTAACGCTGAGATCGAATTAGTCCAATTATCCATCGCCCCAACCACCGGGCTGGCTGTGTATTGGAACAGCGATACTATCCCCTTACTTAAAGAGATCTTCGCTACCGCTAACCCCAAATCAGCCTTCAATGGATGGTTATTTGATAATAGAGTCCTTGAGGCTAAAGGTTTAACCCTCAACGGAGAACTCCGTGACGCAATGGCAGCATGGCATCATTTGCAACCAGACTTACCAGCTAACTTACAATTCGTCTCATCGTTCTACGGTATGCCTCGTCCTTGGAAACACGAGATGGGTGCGGATTTAGTCACCTATGGGATCCGTGACGTGGATGCGGTGCAACGTATTGAGTCTAAGATTAACTCTGACCTAGCCCAAATGAAGATCCATGACGGCTATAAAAACTACGTAGTCGGTTTACGTCCTATCTTGAAAGCTATGGAGGAGCGTGGAATTGGCCGGGATCAACAAGCGATTGACGAATTAAAACTATGGATCGAACAGGAGAAGGTGAGGTTGAACGCTGAGATCCAGCAGTTAGCTCCAGCTGAGATTAAACCTGTTCAGAGATGGACTAGCTGGCCGCTAGACCTATCCGAAGCTCGCAAGACTTGGGCAGAAGCCAACCCCTACATCCCGATCTCCGTGAAAACTGGTAAGCCTTTGAAGGCTAGGATACCGGTGGTCAAGATCGAAGATCTGCGGTTGGCTGTAACCCAAGCAATGCATCCCGTAGGTGTGGGCGCACACGATATGTTAGCCACAGTTGAGAGATTAGGATATAAGTTCCATCCAACTAAACAAGAACTATGTAAAGAGCTACCGTTCCTTCCAGGATCCACGCAGCATCTAATGGCTTACCTACGTCACCAAGGTGTCGCAGTGCCTAAAGATCTGGACGGTAAAGATACCACCGGTCGTAGCGAGTTAGATAAATTAGTTAAAAAACTCAACCGCTCAACCAAACCCAACGAACAGGAAGCGGCCACGTTTATCAACAAGGTACTGGAATATCGCAAGCTGCATAAAGTTCTAGCTACCTATATCGAAGGCTGGAAGAACGGCCCGGACGGTCGGATCCATACTACGTTTACGTTCTTACCGGCTACAGGTCAGCTCTCCTCCCGCAACCCTAATGTTCAGAACGTAGGCAAAGGTTCCGAATTAGCAAAGCGTTTTCGCAGAACTATCACACCAGCCCCGGGGCACGTGCTAGTCGAAGCTGATTACAAATCGTTCCACGCTTTGACATTAGGCTTCGAGGCGCAAGATCCAGACTATATGCGGTTAGCCCGACTGGATTGTCATAGTTTCGTGGCAGCGCATCTATTGAAACTACCCGAAGCTACATCGGGTAAACTGATTGAAATGTCCGACGCTGAAATGTTGGACTTCTTCAAATGGTTCAAATCAGATCCTGAACGCAAGCTGATCCGTGACAAAAAGGCGAAGCCTAGCATTCTCGGTATAGGTTTCGGCTTAGGCAAACACAAACTCTACACAATGAACGAAGATTCGTTCGCCAACGAAGCCGAAGCTGGCAAGGTCATCACGTTAATCCGTGGAATCTTTCCTAAAGTGTTTGAGTTCCAGGAAAACGTTAAACAACTAGCTTATCGTCAAGGTTGGTTACGGTCACGCTGGGGTTTTGTGCGTAGGTTTTCAGATGTGTATCGGTACAACTCCAGATCTCAAGGGTTGACTGCGGGAATGGATGCTGAAGCTTGTATCGCATTCCTACCAGCTAATTCAGCGTTCGGCAAAGTGCGTGAGGCAATGTTGGACTTCGAGCGCGAGGGGTTGAACGTTAGGTATAACTGCGTGTCCAGCGTTCACGATTCGATTATATTTGACGTACCTGGAACGTTGATCGACGAAGCGTTGCCTAAGATCAAGGAGATAATGGAGCGGCCTGGAAGTATGTTGGTGGATCCGGTTGTGGCACCGAATGGTTTACATTGTGAGGTTGAGTTGTCTATTTCGGACAGATCCTGGGCTGATCTACAGGAGGTGAAAGTATGACACGTGAAATATGGAAACCCATTCCTTGTACTAAAGGTTGCTACGCCGCGTCTAATTTAGGGCGCGTGCGTAGTATTCTAGCTATCGGATCCAGACGTACTGGCAAGGTGCTAAAGACGCAACAAGAATCTGACGGCAGGTATCGAGTGTCGTTACATTTGCCGTGGGTAGGTAAATGGGGATTGAAACGATTCTTGGTACATAAGCTGGTGATAGAAGCTTTCAAAGGAGAATGCCCAGTTGGTTATGAGGTTAACCATAAAGATGGCGTGCATACTAATAACCGATTGACTAACTTGGAATATATTCCTAAGCGAAAGAACTACGATCACGCAGTCGAGCATAAGCTATATGCTCACAGCGAAAAACGTGGGCTGTCAAAGCTGACTACGAATACGGTTAAGGTGATTCGTAAGTCGGAGTTACCTGGAAAGGTTCTGGCAGAGATTCATGGAGTAAGCACCGCAGCTATCTCTGCTATTCGTAAACGTAAGATATGGAAGTATGTTGATTAACAATGTAAATGGTCAGGTGGAAGCTTGGCCGGAAAGTGTAAGGGGGTTAATAAGCTGATGAAGAAGGTAAAAGTTGCGGGTACGTGTCCCGTGTGTCAGAAAGAGTTTTATACCAATTATCGTAAAGCAGTCGCACGCCATATGCGCAATCATCCCGGGTATCTGTCGGCGGGGCGTAAATGGTTTCCGGGAGCTGCCATAGCAGACTACGACTTTGAGTTACTCCGAAATTCTTTTAGATCGTTAACTGCCCGAGAACGAGCTGTTATGGAAGGCGTGGAGGTTGTAACGGCTGACCCGGATCCAGTCGACCCAACCGTTCAACACCCCATCCACTACGGCGGCGCAGACGACCCCTACGAAGCTATCAAAGTTATCCATGCCTGGGGATTAGGGTTCGACCTGGGTAATGTACTGAAGTATATCCGCCGTGCTGACCTCAAAGGCACACCTATCCAAGACTTGGAGAAAGCTAAGTTCTACCTGGAGGATGAGATTAAGCGGCGGAAGGAGGTGGCCAGCTTTGATGCTCAAACCTAAACAACGGCACAAAACCAGAATTACCAATATAGAATTCGATCCCTACCGCCACCCATACCAGGATCCTGCGCTACGGCAGGCGCGGGCTGAGCTAGTGATCGACATCTTAGCGGCACTGGGAGTAGGTTGTATCGCAGCTGCCTTGGCAATGTTACTAGGCAGTTAACTAACTTCCCGCTGCCTTTACTGTAATTTCCACCCCATCCCCATCATCGCCCCAATCGCCCAACCGGTGTGCTCACCCCTAGCCGGTCCATTCGGCTGAGTGTAGTTAGTCCGTTGCGTGAACACCTTCATGCGCACCAACCACTTACTGCGCTCAGCCAGGGGCAGATAAATATCCAATCCAAATCTATCACTGGCCACCTGATTCTGAGTTTGATTCTCTCGCAAGTAATGTTCCCAGGTGACTGCGTACTGATCGTTAAAGTTTATTCCCGCGCCTGCCACTCTGAACCACGCAGTTTTACTGTATCCACCTACCCCTGTGGTATGGTTATTAACTGCGGCCACACCGCCCAGCAGCAATGGACTTATCCTACGCTGCGGCAGCACTAACCATCTAACCTGCCCCCAACCGCGCGTAGCAGTACCGTTCCCCAGGTAGCGTTTAGCGGCCAGCTCAAACTGCGCACCTCCCACCAACCGGATACTTTCAAACTCTTTAGGAACACGGACCACTCCCTCAAGGGTAATCCCTACGCCATCTGCATGCCCCGTACCGGGTGAGTGTGAATACGTAACCCCCGCCGTCACCGAGGGCTGCTGGGCACATACGTGACCAACAAGCGCAGTACCGCCGATACACACCCAACTAACCAGCAGGAGCAACGCAGCGATTCGGGAAGTAACTGCCGGTCGGACTCGCCTGCGGTTCTGTAGTTCGCTTGAGATCACTGATCACCTTCCTTTGCTAAGCTTTGGGTTGACGTGCTTTAAGATTCTCATACGCAAGGTTAAGCAGAATCGTGATCCACGTCCCGCGCAGCTCACCATACCGCTCCTTCGCCAGCGCAAACGCTTCATCGGCCCACATCTTAAACTCAGCGTTGTTATGCTTGGTCATTAGCTGCCCAACCAGCATAACCGCATCGTCAATATACTTCTCCAGAAACTGTTGCATCCCCGGGCGGGTGTACAGCTTCTTGAAGAAATTCCAGATTGCCTTAAATGGATTAGCCATAAGCTTACCTATTCTCCTTATCCAGCTGGTCAATCAGCTGATCGTTCTTTAGTTTAGATTTCAGATCCTCTGGTGAGGATCCTTCGGGTAGGTTGAGCGCGGTAAGCAGCTGGTTCAAATGCAGCTTACCCAGCGCGTACTTCTCCAGTACCGACCAAACCACCGCTGCCAGGAATACCGGCAGCAGCGTGGCAATCTGGCCAGCGGTGGATTCGTCTACGATTTGTTTGGTAAGTAACCATGTGCTAACGGTGAGTAAGAGGTTCCGCAGCACGCCGGTTACGATGGACATCAGGATAGATTTTACTAGGCTCATTGGGGGAGTCACCTTTGTGTTTAGGTTGTCAAGTCTATTCAATACGGTCTAAAGATCGACATAAGTATAGCGGCGAGTTGTGCAAACTGCAATGGTTTCTGGAATCTGCGCGCCTGCTTGGTAATCGGTGGCAGTTCGGCAGTAGCAGCGTCTAAGTTAGCAGTTATCCCGGCAGCATGTTGAGTAGTGCTTAACGCCGCCGTTACCAAATCATCCAGCTTCGGATCCGCCAACCGCTGGTTCACCGTCTGCACCGTCACATCGCCCATCGCTACTAAATGATTCAACGCACCGATCACCTGCTCCACCGATGCACCCGTGCCTTGCGCGATAACATTAACCCCATCCACCAGCTTCGTCACAGACTTCGTACCAGCCACAATCTCAGGCAACAGCTCCTGGTTAACTCGTGTGTTTGTATCTGCTACCAACCTACTTCCCTCACCAACCAACCCTTCCAACCGATCCGTTGCGGCGGTGCTAGACCTCAACTGCGCCAACACAGCTGGTATCACTTGTGTGTTAATCAACCTACCCGTTGCTTGATAAGTCGCGCCGACCGCCAGTGCCGCCTCAACAGCCTTTTGGTTCTTGGTCGATTCCAGTACCTGTCTCTGTGCCACCCAATAGTCATTAAACTCCTTTGAAGTGTTACGGAGGTTTTCCGTGGTGCCGCGTAGGTCACGCAGCAACCCGCGTAGGTTCCACCAGAGATTACCTATGACGATCAAGCTTAACAATAGCAACCCTACCTTCAGCCAATCTTTTACCTTATTTATATCCATTACTTATTCACACTCCCTGCCGCTGCCTTCCGCTGCTGCATCAACTGCAACTGCTCCTCTGCCAACGTCGGCCTACCCGCACGCTTACGTTCCTTATCCTCCACCCGACGCTCCCAACGATTGAACTCCCCAGCATCCTCCAGCTTCCGCTCCACCTCGGGATACCGGCTCAACACTTCTTCGAATGCATCATCTGCCACCGCCCGCGCGACATCATACGTATCCACGATCTTCTGGTCGATGTCCATGTGCTGCTGAGTAGCTTCCAAATCAGCGGTACGTTCCTTCATCAGCCTACCTATAGTAGCTACGAGATCCCGGTCTACCTCTGTTACACCCGTGAACGGGATCCAGTCGGTGAGCTTGATCCCCGCGTGCTGGAAGATCCGTGCCGGGTAGGATTGCTCGGGTAGGACAGTAAACCCGGTGATAGCTTTAATAGCTGGTAAGTCAGTACGATGTACCGGCATCCCGGTGTACGGGTCGATCTTATCGGAGAGTTGCTCACGCGCAACTGGCACACGGTTAAGGATCGGCGCGAATAAACTCCCTGCACCCATGCCGTAGAGATCTTTCACGTCACGCATTGAAGTGAAGTATTGTGCACCGATGTCGGTGTACATATTCAGCGGGGTTAGGTACCTACCGAACCAATCACTGAACGCGGTCGCCGCAGCTTCAGCAGCCTTGGTGCCCTTGTTCCCGGTTTGATCCTGCGCAGCGGTTATTAAATCATCCAGCCATTTGAACGTGCCCGTGATATTCCGCATATCCAACCCGGCCAGGATGTTGAAGAACTCCAGTGCTGAGTCAGCTTCCGGCGCGGCTAACCCCCGGCGTTGACGCGCGATGTAATCAGCCACATATAACGGAGCTACCAGCTGTGGGACGTTACGCACCGACACCCCGCCTACACTATGCCACGAACCAACCGGCTTGCCTGTGCGTTCAGCCTCGTCGTATTTATCTTCGATCATTGCTGCCACTGCCACGTATACTGCGGTACCCAGGGTAGCTTTGATCAGCTTCTGGTGGTTCTCGACGGTCGGGCCGGACTCACCCGCGCCTACCAGCGCAGCTTTGATAATCGGTAACGGTGAGTAATCCAGTACCATCTTGGCGTAGTTGCCCATAAACCCGACAAATGGAAACACAGCTGAAGTTAACACCGCAGCCGGGTCATTGGACTTGGCATACCAGTTATACGCTTGCGCAGTTAGTGACCCCGGTTCCGGTCGGGTTGCATATGTATCCTGCAACGCTTGGTTAACCGCACGCTCTACCACCGCAGCCGGTAGTTTATGGATCTCATTCGCAGTATCCAGCTGCTCCAGATCCAACCCATACCTAGCTGCTTCGGTTTCTAAATTACTCACTAAACTAATCGTCCGCACGAACCGCTCACCCATCCGCGCGAGGGTTAGGTATTTATGCAGTCCGCGTGAGGCTTCGTGCAGTACCTTCGGCAACCAGCGGTCAGATTTAGCTAACCTAGCCTCAGCTTCTTTAATCCGTGCCAGCCGCTGAAACTTATCTGCCCCTGCGGGCATATTCGTGACTTGGTTTTTCAGTAGAGTTAAAGCATCCCGCTCAGCTTGCACGGCCTCAGCATGCGGTAACAGATGGATCTGGATCACATCATCGCTAAGCTGGCTATCGAACTTCCGCATTAACTCCGGCTGGAAGTTATGCAGCTCCTGCGCTATGCGAATAGACTTCTCAGCTGGACGGTCAGCGGGGTCGTTCAGCGTTCCATCTTTTAACTTGCCGTGCGCGAACCAGTACGGATTATTAAGTATATCCTTGGTTACGTTGCTCGCTGCGAACACCGGTGCCAGCACCGTACTTAACGGCGGCACCGAATTCTGTTCAAACTTGCTTGGCTCCCCCGGCCCACCTGTTAGCTCGCGCTTGCTCCCAATCGCCCGCTCAATCACCTGATCAGCTAGGTTGATAATGCTTCTAACTCCGGTGGCGTTCACCAACCCAGTCACCACGTTAGGGGTTTGCGTAGCCAGTTGCGCAATCGTCGCCCCTATATTCAAGTTCACCAGCTGCCGCGCGATACTCGGCCCATTCGCAATCGCGTCGATCTCCTGCATCGTCGGCGGGCGGGAGTTGATCCAATCGTCGAGTTCGGGCGACAACCCACGAAGTTTATTGATCTCACGCTGCTGGCGGGCGAAGATGTTAAGGTCGCGGCCAGCGGCGGAACCGAACTGCCGGAAGCGCTCGAACAGTTCAACCGTATCTTTTAACCCGTAACGCTTGGCTACTTCGTCCAGCTGGGGCACGGTGGTACGTCCGGTACGCATGGCGTTGATCAGCTGATCCGTAGTGGACATTTCGCTGCTGTCAAGTAGCGGCACATCCGAAGCTATCAACATATCCTTAGCTACGTTGGCTAGGAAGTTCCCGTATTCGTTGGACATCCGCACTTGGTCTAGCGGCGCGTCAATCGGTGGAAGTTGATCACCGTTGGCCAACCTACCTTTAGCCGCCAGCTTCGCTTCAGCACGTTTCCGCGCGGTGTTATCCCCTAGTTGTCCGGCTAACTCACCCTTGAGTACGCTACCACGACTTCGCAGCTCACGGAACTTCTTCACTGCTGCAACGTGCTGTTGCTTTAACTCAGTACCTAGCTGTTGGATCTCAGCATCCAACTCAGGCTGCGGTAGTCCAGCATCCTGCTGCATTTTAGTCGCAGCGGCGGCGAGGTCGTTATTGCGGCGGATTCGCGCGCGCAGGTTAGCTATCTCACGGTAAGCTTTACGTTCAGCTTCGCGTTGGGTAGCTACCTGCTGCGAGATCTCTGACGATGCGTTGGTTTTACGGAGGTGAGTGATGTCTGGATCCAGCTCCAGCTTACCTGCTGCTTCGTCAGCGGCTTCCCCCGCTGGGTTGGCGGCGTCGTAATCAGGATCCGGTTGGATGTTCAATGGGATAGCTTGACCTTGGTAGAGGACGGCTTCGCGCATTGCGGGGGTGATGTCGAATGCGTATCCTTTCAAAGATACATCCTTGTTGACTGTAAACGACTCCGCAAATCCGTGCAGATCTGGATCTAACAAGGCAAAAATATCTTCAATGTCATCAGGGGTTGCAAGAGATTGCTCAGTTGTATCCGGCTTGTGGAACTCATCAACCTTCCCACCGAATTTCTTCAGAATATTATTCGTCGTATTGATCAAATTCCGATCATAGAACCACCCCGACTTCCCACCCACCGACTTATCTGCATCCTCCCCACGTACCCATGCCACCCGATCATAACCATTCTCAGCAGCGTAGCGGATCATCCGCCGCATAGCTAACTCAGGCCAGGTCTTTTTGAAGGGGCCGTCCGGGACTTTTAGATCTGAATCACGCTTCATTCTGTTTAACTTGGTAGTTAACACGGCTGCTTGTTTATTTAACTCTTCATAACGAGCGTATATTTCATCTGTAGGGTTACGCATGTATTCTACATAGGCTTTATCAGCTAACTCAATAGCCTTAGTTCGCTGATTATCCAGTTCGTCCAAAGCTTTATTATCACCTATGTATCCCTGCTTCGCCCCAGCCTGATGCCAGTCACTCTGCACTTCCTCGATAAACAACACCTTCTCACCGTTGCTGCCAGTGCGGTCGGTCATGCGCACATGGGCTAGGATGTTCGGTTCATCGAAGTGGCTTGAGCGGTAGTTATCATCGGCTGCCGGAATTCTAGGATCATCCTCAGCAATCCAACGATCATCTACGCCGCCCTTCTCAGGTAATGTAAGTAACAACTCCCGGTAGTTCGAGGATTCACCGGGTTGGACATAGGTGGAATACTTAGTTGTATCTTTACTCAGCTTCTGTTCTAGGGCTTCCCGTTGACGATTAAGTTCAGCCAACTCCGCGTTTTCTTCGTCTGTCAGTAATCTGGCTAACCTTCCATCAGGATAAAACTCATTGTACCAACTATCAATTGCGGCATTTACTTTACGCAATTCAACGAAGTCTTGTTGATCCCTACCTTTCCAAACCTCCTTCACCTCAACCTGCCTCCGTGCCACCTCCGCCAACACCTCATCCCTAGTAACCTTCCTCCCGCCCTGCTCCTCCAACCAATCCTGCACCCCAGTCCATTCCAACTCCCCTGGGCGTAACCCTGCATTCTTTAACTGTGCTTGAAGTTGTTTCGCGGGCACCGGCCCATTGACCTTACTCTTAATATACCGCTCCAGCCCGCTGTACCAAGTTGGCGCGAGGATATCTGCGTCATAGTTTGGATCTTGTTGCTTGCTAAGATGCGGCTGACGGTTCACACCATACCCATTGTCAGGTAGCCGCTCCGGGAACTTCGGCGTTTCCACTCCCCGCCATTCCAACCCCAACCGCTTACCACTAACCGGATCCCGCGAATAACGCACTCGATTAGCTTCATATAGTCTCTTGAAAGCTACAGCGGCTACCTCCCGATCCATCCGCCCCACCCACACCTGCTCCATCACCCCCGGCCCGTGTTTATCCATCACCGCCGCAAAGTAATCCCCGACCAACACCCCGCGCTCCTGCTTACTCAACCCCAACCCAGGATCCGGCCCAGGCTGCGCGGCATATGCAATCGCCTCATTCGTCCATTCCACCGGGTCGTACCCTTGCAGCGGCGACTTACTATCCCCTATCCCTAAAATAACCTTCGCGCCAATCGGATGATCCGCCAGCCACCCAGGGCTGACCGTAGCCCGCGGGTCCACCCCCAGCTCCTTGGCGATTTTATCCGTCTGGACATGGATGCTCTCGTGCCCGGTTACGGTTTGATCGAACGCACGTGCTACTGGGTTAGCCGGATCCGCCGCTTTCTGCTTATTCAACACCCGTAACGCTGCGGATCGTTCACCGCCAGCTGTGGCAGCTTGTAGATGTTCAGCTAAACTCTCGAACACCACCGCGCCCGTGGCTAGGTCATTCAACTTCGGATCACCATTCGGTAGCTGCTTGATAGTTTCCTTGAACTGTGCTGCCTTCTCTAGTAAATGCTCCGCTACCAGCCCGGCATCACGCGCGGGTAAACTCATCCCCTGCGCCACCCCGGACATTATCTTACTGCCGGGTAATACTGCCTGACTTGCACGGTCAATCACTGCCGCCGCTTGTGGGTTAAGGTACAGCACGCCTTCCGGGTCGGCTGGATTATCCACCAGTTGCACGCGTGCTTTATTAAGTAATCCAACCGTGACCCGGTTATCCCAGGGCAGATCCTGCGGTTGCCAGAAGTCCTGTCGCAAGGCAGCTAAGTTATCTGGAGGTAGGTCTAAGTTGTAGCTACTCGGATCCAACTCACCGCTCATCCGTGTCGCAGCCTGGGTAGCCTTGCGTGACCTGCCACTCCCGCCCAATACCACCGGGTCCATAATCACGTTCGCCACACCGCCGTGTAAGTAATCCAGCCAGTCCGGCGCAGGCTGACCTGGATGTAACATTCCATCCACTCCAGTCTGTGCTATCCCACCTACCAGCTGCGCGCCTGCCTGTGCGGCTACGGGAGACTTCTTCAACAGATCCACCACCGGCCCCGTGCGCGGAGTCTTCCGTATCACATTCGCAGTCTTACCCAACGCTGACAGCAGCACCCCTTCCGCCGCCCCTTGCACGAATGCACCAGCTAAGGTGGCAGGATCCTGCTCACCAGCTGCGTGTAGCGACTCCGCTTTGTAAACCCCGAACCCAGCTGCTGGACCAAGTAGCTCCGTCGCCACTGCCATCTGTGGGAGTTGGATACCCAGCTGCGTCAGAAATCCCACCGTGCGATCCAACGCTCCACGTTCTTTAATCGGTCGCGCAATGTCGTAATTCTCGAATGTCGGTGCAGATTCCTTGGCGATGTTACTAAGCGCCTTCCCCAGATCGCCCAGCACGGTTGGCATGTCATCTGACCCGAACACGTCCTGTAGAACTTGACCAGTTAAGGCTAGGCTGTTGTTCAACCCTTGGTAGCCGTAGCGCATTATTGAACTTAGCACCAACCCAGATCCAGGTTGAATTGCACCGGTAGCCGATAACGTAATATCCGGCACCGTAGTCAGCTCCTCGAACCGACGTGCCTCCGCCTCGCGCTCATCGCGTAGCCGATAATCCGCCAACTCAGCTGGAGTCATCCGGGCGTTCTCTATGAAGGCGTATACCCTGCGTGCACGCCAGTCGAATGGGTTAGCCGGATCCGCCGCCTGCATAGCCGGTTGATCAGCTAGCTTACGCGCTACCTTGCTTACCCGGGCACGCGGCTTAGCCACCGGACGCTTGCTCGCAGCTGCCACCACCTTCTCAGCTGTAGTCTGTCCAGGGTTAAACGCGAGTTTCTTCAGCGGATCTACATAATCCTGCGGCTGGTCTAGGTCGCTGATGATCGCAGCTGGAATTACTTTGCGCTGCTTCTTGCTTTGTGGAGGCATAGGGTTTATTTCTTCCGCACTAATAACTTGCTGCCGTCGCTACTCACCGACAACACCAGAAACACACCGCGTTCCGTGGTGACAGTCTGACCTTTCGTCACAGCTCCAGGTTTAATCCCGAACCCTTGTGGATTCAGTAGGAAGATCTTAGGATCACCATACACGCGCGCGAGCGAACGAATCGGCGCATCTGGGGGTGGAGTTGATTCGTCGTCGATGTAGTAGTCGTGTTGAGTGTATTGTGTGTCCGCTGTGGTGGTAGTTTGTTCCTGACGCAGCACACGGTCAAGGTCTAATTGCTGACCACCGGTACCTCCACTAACTCCTCTAGGGACTGATTTACTCACGGTACTCTTGGCTTGTTTCGCAGCCGCTAACTTAGTCTGCGCAGCAGTTAACGCAGCCGTTACCTTACGGTACTCCTCAACCTCGCCCTTCGTACTCTTGCGATTGAACATCTCAGCTTCGATACGTTCAGCCGGGGTATTGGGTAACTTACTCCGCCAGTTATTCCAGATGTTATCCTTGAGCTGTTGCAGTCGCTGCACTTCAGCCATAGCCTCAGCCTCATCCTGCTGCGCTTTAAGCACATCGGTACGATCCTGGCGTTGAATCGTAGCCGCCTGCCCACCCGTAACCCCACCCCGCCCAGCATTCGCCAACGCTTCAGCAGTCTTAGCCTGCTTATACGGCACCCCTAACTCCGCCGAACTAGCCTGCGACTCCTTGACCCGGGCAATCATCTGCCGTGCGCGCAAGGTATACGCCTTCATAATCGGATCATCTTCACCGACCGCATCCAAATCCAACCCTTCGTTAGCTGCTAGCGCGCGAGCTATGGAAGCTTCCTGGCGGCGGGTAGGGTCGGAGGCAGTTGCCTTGCCGCTGCTACGAATCGTAGCGATGTTCTCTTTTTCAGTGCTACCTCGCCGAATCGGCTTCTCGTGAATCTCGCCAGTCTTCTGATCGTACAACTGCACGTACCGCTCACCAGTATCCGGGTCAGTGATAATCCCTAACGGTTGGTACTTGCCATCTGATGGGAATTGGAACTTCCCGGATGGTGGCACATACCCAGCCCCTTGTTCAGCCACTGACCGTACCCGACTAGCCGGTTCCTCACCTTGCTGCTGGGCTATCTCGGATTCATTCGGCAGCAATTCTGCGAACTTACCTAAGAACTGTGCCTGCGCAGTATGATCCGCCTGGGGGTTCCAAACTTCCTTCCAGCCTCTCTGGGTTTTCGGATGAAGGATGCTGGTTAGCAGCTGTAGCTTCTTGGGCGTGTTCTCAGGTGAATCCGGGATCGCATCCAGTATCGCCAAGCTTTGCTGAATCGCCGCGTCATCCTGTGACTTAGCTTCTTCCCGGCGACGATTATGCTCACCGATAACGCCCGCCATCAATCCCTGAAAAGGAGTCTGGGGTGCTGCGGCAGTAGCCTGCTGTGGTGCGTAGTTATCCCGCACCTGCCCAGCGCGCTGTGCAACCTGCTGCAACACCTGCATCAGCTGGGATAGTGACTGGGCACCGTATTTCGCGTTTGATACTGATGGCATGGTTTGAGTAAACTCCTTATCAACTTAGGCCAACACAATCCCCGAATAATCCGGGCCTTTCAACCCAGCCGTACTTCCCCCGCCGCCGCCCTTGCCAGCTTTGATCTGACCCATAATATCCGTCAGCAACGGCCCTAGCCCCTGCAACACCCCAGCCATCCCCTGATCCTTGCGAGCTTTATCCGACATCTGCCCAGTCAGCATTGAAGTGATCGCCTGCAATACCGCAGACGCTTGCTCGGTGGATAAATTTCCCCACTGGATAGCTTGGTTGCCGGTAGCTTGACCGGTCTGCAACGCCCCAGCAGCTGCTTGCGCGCGTGCTTGTGGGATGAGTTCCATCAGCGCACGGTTACGGTCAAACCCAGCATTAGCCAATCGTTGGTTCCGCCCGCCGCCCCTGGGTGCGAACATCCCGATCTGATTCAGCAACCCTTGGAATTGGTCGTTCACAGCGGTACGTTGCGGGCCTAGGACGCTGTTCAATGCGGTAGGGTTATCGTTAGATAGGATACCCTGGTAGTAGTTGGACGCAGCGGTCAGATTGGGTAGCGCGAGGTCATACATCGCGTTCTGTTTGTCGCGCGACTGCCCGGACCAGTTCATTAAGTTGTTAAGGCTGGGGTCGATTTTATTCTCCAGCTGTTTCTGGAGCTTCGACTTCCCACCCGTGAACAACCCGGCAATCCCACCGATCCCTGCACCAATCGCCATCCCCACTGGACCGCCGATAGCACCGATCTGCGCGCCGGTTGCTGCACCGCCCAAAGCGCCTGACAAACTTGGCAAATTACACCTCCTTAGAAAACCTGCACCCAAGTGGCAGTTTCGTTATCCGAATAAACACATTCATAAATAGCTGGGGTGTTGGGTAAGTACCATTTACTCCCAGCTGTGTAACCAGATGATAAGTTATCAGCGGTAGTAGGGGCGGCGGTTGCATTTAGGTTCCGCACGCGCGCTATTTGAGTTAACCCTAAGTCAGTCAACACCTGATCAGGTAAGGGTTGCGGTTGGGGTTGTGGCGGTATGGGAATGAACTCAACCGGGGGCGTGGCGGCGGCACGGTTAGACAGCTCGCCAAGTTTACTTGCTACGTCACGCAGGTAACGTTGAAGTTGAGTTGGATCCTTTACTTCGTTTGGAGTTATTTCACGCATAGTTATCAACTTCCCAGCTGCCTGAAGTATTCTCGCTTAAACTCTGTCAACGTAGTACATCTGCCTACCTCTATCTTGATCGGATGACACGGGCAACTAGCCAGATTACTATGCTCAACATCAACATCCCGATGCACCCAGACATCCGTATCAGGTGAACTGGTGTAGTACAAATCCGCCAACGCATCTCCGAGTTCGGTGTAATGATTCTTTGGCATAGCTGTTAAATCTCCGCTCCCGCTTCCATCCCAGTCGGCCCACCAAACGGCGTCACCGTCCGATACGCCTGCTCGAAGCTCCTACCCCAATCCGCCACCTTCACACACGAGCTATTAAACACCCGCACACCGTCTGTATTCGCTAATCTAAACTGGTAGATTTTACCCTTGGTAGGGTCTAACCTCAAGTAATATCTTGCCATTACGCCCCCGGTGCTGGGGATTGGATACGTATATGCCACCCCGTCTATCGTTACGGTAAGCGTAGTCTCGGAGTCACTCTCCAGGTCAATGTAGCTCTCCGCCACATGCTTCCACCCACAACTCCCAAGATCAGTCGGCGCGGTTTCCCAGACAGTCGCGGACTCGGGATACGGCGTGACAATCCAGGTAACATTATAGATCCGCCAGGGATCCGCATCGGTAGGTACAATCCTTACCAACCTGCTCTTACCCGGTACCTCCAGCGAGAAGCTCCGGGGATCCCCCTGGCCATCCTGCTGGGTAGTAAAGCTCCCTAACGTGGCCTCACCATCCCCCTGCACTTCAAAAGTGCGACTTACGCCCAGTGTGTCTGCCTCCAGCACAAACCCCAACACACGCTTCGTGCCCGGTGTCCCACAGTCATCCCAGTCAGTTACACGTAGGTTACTCAGCTCGGGCCGCAGTAGTAAACTAGGTTCCCAGGTATACCAAACAAACCCGCCCCCGAACGCTGACTCGAATGTAAACCGTGCCCCCAGGTTGATCGCAAATAAATCTTCTGGCAGATCAAACCTGGGCCGATTGCGGCCGATCTCCAAGGTTATGGTATCGGTCTGGATTAGGTTAGTGAATTCGTTAGAGTATATCGCAACTTCCAGCTGATCACCCACGTCAGTAGCATCTAAGTTGCACTCGTAATCACCCCAGTGTTTCTGCGCACGAAACTCCCCAGCGTTGTATGCCATCGTATCCCATTGACACTCGAAGGCATCGCCGTAGTCTTGCGTTAGCACACCAGTTAACGTCCCGACTTTGCTAGCGGTAGCGCACACCATTCGGTAGTCGGAGCTGTTCGCACCGATAGCTGGGTAGCGACAGCGCACGCCCTGATCAGCGTATTCATCGTACATCCAGGCACCACGTTGGATGGTGAGTACTAGCGTGGCCATGTCGATGACCAGCTCATTTGGGCGATCTTGAATGAGGTAGTCGAAGTATAACATTCCGGATAACGCGCTGAGCCGGAGATACATATCCTGCGTCATATCCGGGGCTGGGATCTGGTTAATATCCTTGCCCGGGATCCCGTCATGCGGGAATAGTTCGTATAACGCTTCAGTGGTGAGGGAGGTAGGCTGCCCACCTTCCGAGTAGTAGATGCCATCCTTACTTACAAAATAGATCAGCTTATCCACACACAACGCCCACGGAGCTACCAGCCCGCGTGAGTTGGCGATTTCCTGTGGGACATAGGTGAGCGCGCCGGTGAGGTCGCGGGAAGCTGTCACCTGCCACATACGCTCACTGCTAAACACAAACACCCTGCCGTCGTACACGCAGCCGTTGATCAGCGGTTCGTTGGGTGGAGTTACTTCGATGTAGTTAGCGTCGGTAGTGGTGTTGGGGTCGTTTTCGTTGGTCCAGTATAAATAGCCCGGGTTAACTGGATCACCGCAGGCGAAATAGACCAGTGCTTCAGCTCCGGTTCCATACGGGCCAAACACGCGCGACAGTGGTTTTCCCAGTCTAATTGGCGAAGGGAAGTAGAAAGATGTTGTTGTAGCAGCTCCAGCTGAGGCGGCAAGCTCGATGTGGGTAGTGTCAGCGGGTTGCTTGTAGAGTAAATGCGTTTTTCCATTGATCACAACCTCCGTCCCAGGTGCCCAGGTGGTATCGAAAGTATCCCCAGACAGCCAGATCATTTTATTGCCTACAATCCTGCACGTCCCACGCGCGGGTCGGCCAGCCGTAGCGAACGGTGCGTATAAGTTAAACCGCAGCAGTTGATTATTCGCTATACTCTCATCAGGTAAGTTATCGGTGAAAGTCGTAGTCGCACCTGCTGGGTTATCCACCTGTCCAACATACAACCATTGCTTCAGCGTGCCACCATAGCGGTAGATATTAAGTTTCGTAACCTGCGGATCCGGGTGTTTTGCCAGTTGGATTTGGTTCTGCTGCCGCCGTGACAAGACACCAACTCGGGTGGCGGGACTCGGCAGGGATTCATCGCCAGTCGTATCATTCCAACCAGTATAGCGATAGTAATAAGCATCAGAGAAAACTGTCGGAGAGCTGTAGCTATCCAACGCATATCCACCTCCAATCCACCAACTGCTAATGGCACAGTCAACCGTAGCAGGCGTGGCCAGCTGCGTCAGCTGGAAGCTCGCCATAACCGCCGTGACATTCTTCAACGTCCGCGAACGATCCGTACCTACCCGCTGGAGATCCTTTACCTTGACGGTAAGTTGGTACCACTGCTCCTTACCAGACCCGATCTGAAACAACGGTTCGTTCTGATCGTTAACTGATACCCCATACCGATCCTGGAACTTCTTGAGGATTTCCCGTTTGTTCCCTGCGAATAGCCCTTTGGTCGTATCACCGAACCCAGACTTCAACGCACGAAAATCTGCTAATGCCTGGTCATAGCTGATCAGCTTCCCGGTTTCGTTATCGCGGACTAAAGTGTTCGGTCCAGCGTTGAACTTATCGTAAATGGATTTCTGGATCCGCCCGGGAGTGGCACCGACCAACGAGGTGGCCAGCTGAAAGTCAGCGTAGGATTGTAAGTCAGCAGCGCGGGCTGCGTAGAAGTAGTAGTTACGGGAAAGGTCAGTACCCGCGTAGGTATTTAGTATAGTTCCCGGATCCACGTCGAACCACAACCTTACCTCAATCAGCCGGTTGATGTCCTGGATGTATAACCCAATACTGATCTCATCATCCTCGGTGATGGTCTTGCCGCCGACCTGGGTGATGTCGCGCGGGGCGTTAAGGCGGATATTCCCGATCCCCGCGGGTGTGCCCACAGTTGGGTCAATAGTGGTCTGGATGGATTTGCAGACCAACGTATGCGCAGCTGCTAAGGTTGTAGTAGTGTAGCAGCGGAACGCCCCGAGTCCGACGACTGTGTGCCCAGCCGCAATGGTCGTAGTCGTACTAACCCGAATACAAGGTATGTTGTCAAGTCCGTCGATAACTTCGAGCACGCGTACTGGCTCAACGGCGTTGAGTAACAGCATTGAGTTTGGTTGCAAGCCTGCGGTAGCTGCGGTAAGTTGTATCGTACAGAGTCCGGTCGTGCCGGTATCATACTCAATCGCCTCCACGGTAGTATCTGAAATCGCAGGCAACACCTGTTCAACCAGTACATACTCAGCTGAATTAGCGAACAATCGCATGTTCGGCTGGATGTCTTTGCCCATCGCAGCTGGTTGGATTAGGCAGTACCCCGTAGTGCCCGAGTCGTAAAGTATTCGCGTGATGGTAGTGTTGGTTCGGTTAACCAACGACAGCGCGCCCGCTCCGACTGAATTATTCCAAGTCGCACCATCCTGGGTTAAGTTGGTGCAGTCAGTAACACTTAACATCTTAGCTGGGTCAGGGTTGAGCAATGTCGGTCCCTGCATTGGCGGCGCAATACCCCAGTTACGCACAGAGCTATCACTCCCTACCGCGACCATCTTGTTCTCGTCACCTACAAATAACCAGGGATCCGGGGTACGTTCAGGTCTACCCACCACTCCGGTTAACGGATGTCCTGAGAATCCGGTAGCGACTGGCGTAACCAGATCGTCACTGGTGAATAAGTTCGTGCCTGCGCCGTAGATAAACGGATACTGTGAGTTGTAGTTATCTTGTAGCTGGAAGATCGAATGCACGCCCGCCAGCTCATGGAGTAACTCCAACCCCGGACGAGGCTGTAACCCGCCCCGGTTGTAGCTGCGGATGTTTTTCACATAGGGGTGCCGGTCGTCAGCGAGCTGGTCGATGGGGTTGGTTAGGTCTAACCCCTTGCCAGCTTTGACCGTCGCACGTTGAAATGGTTGGCCGATCCCACGACCGAACTCTCTGCCCATTACTTCCTACCTCCCACACTAACCATCCCAGTTTCGTCCAGCTTACCTTCATCCTGCCACCGAGGTTTAGACTGTTGATCCGTAGTAGCACGTTTCTTGAATAACCATAGATCCGTCACGCGTGCTTGTAACCGTTGGTTGAACTCCATCGCGGCTTCGAGTAAATCCTTATAAGCACCAATAGTCATGGCGAACTCTGCACCGGAAGTTTTCAACAGCGCTAGGTGGTGCGCGAAGTCCACCAGCAGCTCATGGTACTCCCTGGGCAGCTGCACTGTGTCTGCATCATCGACCAGCAACGGCGGCTGCGACTGCACTTCCACTGTCAACGTCAACGGTGTATTCGCCAACTGCGCACTGGTTGGTTGCGGCACCACGATCAAATGATTCCAGCTAACCATCCCCACCACCGCAGGCAACCCCGGTGTGTTATGCCAGCGTGGCCGACGCGCCGCCACATCTTTCACTCCACCTACCACAATTGGCCGACCATTCAACCAGCAGTTATACACCGATGGATAATTCCGTCCCAGCACTAAGCTATCTTCATACCTGCGCGCGCAGTATTCAGCCCGGTGTGGATCCCGACACTGCCCATCGAATTCAAACTGATCTTGCAGCATCGAATACTTCAATACCCAATCCAACGATGGTGGGATAGGTAGCGGGTCCGCGTCTAGGTCATCCTGCGTAGGTAGCTGTAAGTTGAATATCGCTAGCTTGCCTATATCCTCTGGTGGGGGGTACAGACGCACCGAGTTAACCGGCTGCGTCAAACTCACATATCCACGTGGTTGACCGTTGGTAAAGTAGGTAGTGTAGTTAACCTGATCCGATTGCGTCTCACGTAGTTCAGTGTAGTAATGCGTCGCAGGGGTGGGCGTAGGTTCGGCTTTCCATTCCGCATGCCGTAGTTCCAGATTCCGCTCGGGCAACGCTACCACTTCCTGTCCAGCTAACTCCTGGTAGGTGGTGATCAACCCAGTATCACGTAGCCATTGTTCGTAGTTCGCGCGCAACGCGAACTTCATCCCATCTATCTGCGGGCTAGGGTATTGATCTAAGAACGTAGCCAGAGTAGCCGGTTCCAGCATTACCTGCTTGGCGCGTGCGATTAAGCTATCTGATAAGGCTGTATAAGCCAGCGGTGATGCAGTTAGGGTAGGTAGGTCGTAGATGGCTTGACCAGCTACTAACGGTATATCGTAACGTTCAGTCCAGTACCCACTGAACGCCTGCCATGTAGTCAACGATTCATTAAGGTAGCCAGTTAGTTCATCCTCCACCCAAAACACCATTCCGGGATCGCCTAACTTTCCAGCTAAACGCTCCCGGAGGGTTTGTAGAGTTACTTCAGTATACACACTCATGTTAAGGCTTCGTCGGTCGATCCAACGCTCGCTGTACCAACCCAGTCAACGTTTGCATATTCTGTCCCAAGCTACCCAGCTTCAATTCCATAATTGTCTGCAAGCTCGCCACCTCCCGCGCCAGATCAGTCTTCGTCGCCGTATCAACTGCCTTAGCTTTCAGATCCACAATATCCCGCTCCAACTGGCTCACCTTATTATCCAACCCTTGTAACTTGGACTGTAAGTAAATACGTTGTGCCAACGCACCTACCGTACCCGCCAGTGACAACTTAACCACCTCTTCTACACCGTCGCTCCAGGTCATAAGTAAGTGAGGTTCCTTATAATAAGTAAGCTGCGGTTGCCGTTGCATACTGATCGCCTCCTTCGTGGGGGAGAAGTTAGCGGGGGATTATTACGTAGCTAAGTAGACTTGGACCGTACCACCGCCAGCAGTGATAGCGGTAATACGGATCCGTACCTTACCGTATCGGCCTGGGATGTTTACCTGCTGCCATTTGGGGGAAGCTACAGAACCGTCGTCGGTAAAGTCGATGGTGGTTACTTGCGCCCAGCTGGCACCGGAAACCGCGAAGGGTGCGGTTTCGACGGCGATGGTATAGGCGGATACACCGGTGGAGGAGTATACCGCTACGGTGAGGTTGGGCTGGTTGCTGGCGTCATAAATGTCCGAGGTAACGGTCGTGCCGAAGTCGGAGGTCGCGCCACTGTTGACCTTCTTCCAGCTTGACCAGATGAGGGGTGGGGTGGCGTTGGTTTGGGCGTGGGCTATGGAAGTAACGCGCGCGTCCAACTCAGCTATTTTCTTGGGTACCCACGCCTGAAATGCGGCTACTAAACTAATAACCAGCACGCAAATTGCCACAAACTTTGCTACTTTATATTTCTCTGGCTGCATTACTGCTTACCTCCTTGGAGTTCCGGTTCCGCAAACGACCACTTGCCATCCTTATCCTGACTCGCTTCGCAAGTAGCACACTTGAACTCTTTGCGCTGTGCCAGGATCCATTCGTTGATCTGCTTCATCGACGTAGCGAATTGACTATACAGTTTGCTCTGCCGATCAAACACCGCTGCACGGATGGTTTCATCCTGTGACTCGTAGATCTTGGGATCCGAGATATAGTTGAGCAACGCACGCTCGGAGAGGTTACGCTGATCTACTAACTGGGAGATCTTGGTAGCCAGGGCTTCGGGGAGGGGGTAGGATTTGCGGGCCGGAGCCAACGCTGAAACCGTGGGAGTAGGTAATGGGATGGTGGACGACACACTGTTATTTGACGGGCCGCTAACTACTGGTTTGTTATCCTGGGTCGCTGCGCCCACCCCCACTGGCTCACCCTTCGCCCACACGAACGCAATCACAGCCATTACGATGATCCCCAGGATCAACATTCCAATTTCTCGACGGGTTTGTTTATTTGACGTAGACATTTCTATTCGACCTTCCTTATGTACTTGTTGTTGCAGTTAGCGGCGTCAGGGTAGGCGTCTGCTGGATACCGCTATCCAATCCCAACGCCGCCTTAGCCTTCTTAGTTCGTTCAATTCTATCACCGAGGCCATTACTTCCGCCATTGATTTTACGCGTAAGCCCAACAATATCATCAGCATCGGCAAATTTATTACAGTTGTTATCCTGCCAGAACAACCCCGCAGCTCTAAATCCATGCTCTGGAGTACTTAGCAGTTCCGGGTGGGCTACGCAGTCGATCTGTAATGCCTTGGCTACACGGGTATAGTTAGCCCGACCGGTGGTTTGAATCGGCCCACGCCCCATATACCGCTTGCCATCCCCAGCCACCACGTTCCCCAGATCCAACCTGCCTTCATAGCGTAGCTGTGCCTTGGTTGGCCCCCATAGCTCTACCCAGTATTTCAGATCCATACTCTCGTGCGCGAGCTGCCCGAGAAAATGAGCCGCGCGGAGGGGTGTGTTAATCCCAAACTCCTCCAGCGCGGCGTTCAACGGATCCAGGTATTGCTTAGCACGGGGTCGATCCAACCCCCGCATTGAACGGTAAAGTTGTTCTTCGGTTAGTTGGAAGGACATAGTTAGTTAAGCTCCTTTGATACGTTAATTACGTCACCACAGTAATCGTCTGTGCTTCTTCAGCCAACGGCATACAGATCCATTTCGTGCCGTCACAAACGATATGCCAGATGTTACTATCTGTGTGCTAATTCTGTGTGGCAAAACAGCGCCACACACCATTGAGCCGGACAGCAAGTGCCCCATTGCCACCTGACGTGCAGGTATTGTCTGCTCCGCTTGTTACCTGACAATCGGTGCAGATCGCAAACGTGTTTGCGGCTGTGCCTAAATTGGCAAAGGCTACACCGTTGTCATTGCCTAGAACTCCGGTTGCCCTCACGCTAAACCGTATATCACCCGATGCTGTGCCGCCGCGCACAGACAGCAGCTTGCGATTTACGATTGAACTTAACGTTCCATTATTGGGGTCGCTTGCACTGTCTGTGCGAAACGCGGCAAGATCAAGCAGTCCGAAAGTTGATGAGTCGCTAGCGTCACTAGCGGCGCTTGTCATTGCACGAAATTGAAACCCTGACTTATCCGCATCCACCTGATAACCAGCAGCCATCGCTACTAACGCGGCATCGGTGCTAGTGGCATTGCCTAAATACAGGGCGTTATTTCCTGCGTCGCTAACTGTGCCTTTGAGAATTTGCTCGCGTATGCCCGACCCGGAGCTAATTGTGACTAATACCGAGCCGGTGCCTTTTGGTGCAAGAATTAAATTTTCATTGCTCCCGCTGCTTGTGACTCCAAGGGTTATACCACTCCCCGCCGCCGCCCCCGTCACCTTCACCCCAGTAGCTTCACTTGCTACCGAGCAATCCACGGCAAACGTTGGATTCGTGCTCCCATTCGGCCCCACCGCCATACAAGGGTTACTGGTACTCGTAACGATAACCGGTGTGCTGAATGAGCTGCTACCCGAGAACGTTACAGTCACCGTCTGCCCAGCCCTCGTCAAACTCCCATTCGGAAACACCAACGTCTGCGTCCCAGGCACATTTGGAGATCCATCTACCTCTTTAACACGCACGCCACTACCTGCTGGGTAGTTTCCTCCCCCTGATTGTTGGGCATAACTGGATAGCGGTAAAAGTACTGCAATCATAAATAGATTGAGTACTGCGGTAATTAAGTGTCTGTACATAAAAATCATGAGCTGACTCCTCATTAGTTTTGAATTACAGTGGCTCGTACTGTCGCAGCCGCAGGATTTGAGCCATCAGCACTGATGACGCAACGCCGCACGCTGACGGTATTTGGAGCCGAGCGCCATGCAGTGAAGGTGGCAGTCGAGTTATGGCTTTGCAGCGCATTGGGTACACCAAGTAAAATCGTGTCGCCATCTGCCGCGCTAGTTACGGTGAGAGTAAGCGTTTCGCAAGTGTTTGCGCTTGCCTGGGCATAATCAAGCGAGCCTGTGCCAGACAGGATCGTTGATACATCCGCCCCCGATGACCCAAGCTTCAGCTTGCCACCTGAAAAGGTTACGCGGTTGTTGGCAAGGTCGGGAATAAACCCCACCTCTGCGTAGTTCGTGCCCGCTGCCCCACCGTTCCAAAGCAGTGTCTGACCACCAATCGCAAATGGCGAGGTGTATGTTCCCGGTGCCGGGCCACCGTTCTGAGTCGTTACAGCATATGCCCCTATGCCACCCCCACTGTTTGGTCCACCATTACGATAGTAAACGTTACCATTTATTGTGAGACGCGAATTGGCGACATTTATTCCAGCGCCTTTCAGCCAGTCTGCCCTAGTAAAGTAATTTCTCTGAAAGCTCTGACTAAATACCGTGCCAATTCCATTGTCTATCTCGACCCGTCCAAAACCGAATTGGTTTAGCCGGAAGTCGGCCATCCCCGACACGTATACTTCGTTGTAGTCATACTGCATCCACGTCACGGTGCCATCCGTAACGATGGCACCAATCCGGTAGGTCGCGCCTGAAACTGTTGTCCCTGCCGCTGCTCCCAATGTCCACTGGCTGTCGTTGGTGTAGGTCGCCATGGTAGTATAGAGGTTCGCCCCTGCCACCCCGGCCCCATTGACCACGATGCCGTAATTTAGATAACTGCTATACAAGCTCCCGCAACCCGCACAGGTAAAAGTAGTACCTGATGCGGTTATTGCACCGTTAGCCTCGTAAGCTACATTTGTAGCTGGCCACGACGGTTCACTAGCCGCCGAAGTACCCGAACCGATACAGATGTAGTATTTCCCATTGCCATTGCCCGAGGTTTTCCCTTTGACAAGTGTGCCTAGCGAATAGGCGGTTGATTGTGCCCACTCATTTATACCTCCAGCAATGATGTTGTTATTCACCACGTCTACCGTGTGGTAGGCCGATACATACAGAAACGCTGCCGACTCGCTCCGACAATCTCGAATAGAAGAATGGTCGTTAGCCGACTCCTGAATCCGAATATCCCAGCCGCCCGCCTCTAAGGCAGCCCGCACGCCGCCATTGGCATTCTGGAACCCGACCGAGTAGACGTTCACCGAACCATAAGCGACATCTATCCCGTATTTACAGCTTTGGAAATTGCCTCCAACGAAGGTGTTTTGTAAGGCGTTGGCTCCGCCAGAATAGAAGCCTGCGGACAGTGCGGACTGAAAGTGACAGTTGATAAAGAGATTCTCCGACCCTTGTGCCTGTCCACCCCCCGTGCGCGTTACGGCAAAGGCATGTGTGGCCCTGCTTGCCGCATCAAAATAACAATCTCGAAACGTATTTCCCTGTGTGCCGACATGATTGGAGCCGTCATAGTCTCCGTCTAATTCAACACATGCCCCGGTACGATTATCAAGCACCAGAAAATAAATGCCTTCAAAGGTGCAATACTGCGCGCCGTTGGTTTGTAGGGCAGGACTGCCGCCAAAGCCAGCCAATACCGAATTGTAGCGGCCCGACCCTTTCAGCTTCACTCCATAACCCAGCGTAAGAACTGCATTGGCTTTGCAGGTGCGTGGCGGGAAAAGGACTTCCCCGCCACCCGCCGCGACTGCCGCTGCAATGGCTTTATTGACGGCTGTGGTGTCGTTCGTGGAGCCATCGCACTTGGCACCGTACTTAACAACATCATAGGTCTTGTAGGTGGACTGCGCGCCCGTGTCACCTGTATAGACGAGGGTCACTAGCAGCATGATCCCGATTAAGATAATAAATTGCTTCATAGATTAGAACCGCGATATTACATACCAATTAGTCCCATTTGATTGGATAGCTACACCCTCATAAGCCGAGGAAAGGACAATGGTAAGATTACCATCTATTGTTTCCGTAGAATTACCGTCAATCGTAACTGTGTTGACTCCACCGTCTATCTTCTTCACTACCAGGATTCGGCCCGACATTGTAGAAGCGGCAGGCAGATTTACAGTCTGACTGGCGGAGGTCGGGTCGCAAAGAATTGTCGTATCAGTTGTTGTCGCTGTTACGGTGGCTGACGTGGACGAGCGCAGCCCTACACCAAACCCCTGACTGACTGACAATGAGCCGGTGATAGCCACCCCGGTGGACGATGCAGCCAGGGTATCAACATTCGTTGAGCCTGACGTTTTAGTTCGTAAAATTACTGTTGCATTGTCGTTAGGGTAGATATTGGCTAAATAGGCTTTTGTATTGCCTGTAGCATCGTAGCTGAATTCCAGGCCGTAGGAGCTAAGCACTCCGCCGATTTGCGTAGTGGACGAGATAAAGCCCGTGCCAACAACGTGCAGTTTTGTGGATGGCGATGTCGTACCAATGCCCAATCCAGTGGCATTCAAAGTAGTCAGCGCTACGTTATTAACACCGTTAGTTATTTTTGCACCGGAGGTATTCGCATTGATGAAGATCCCGGCAGTTGCCAGAGATTCAGATTGGATGAACACCTGTTCAGCTACGGTTGGGCCTGATGTTGCAAATCCCGATGAGCGAATACCTACGCGTAGATAGTTGCCAGTGTCGTTGACAAAATCAAATTCTGATGTAGCCGCATTGCCGTTTGAAGAGTTTGTAAAACTGGGGCCAGTAGCTGCGTTGGAAGAAACCGTCGTGGCAGTTGCCAATAACGTACCGCTGGTTGGCAGTGTTACATTTGTGTTATTGGTAGTAGTTAAAGTTAATGAATACGCACCAGATGTAGCAAATGCGCCTGCGGTAGTAAACGCTCCAGCAGTAGTTAGCGCACCAGTGGTAACTAAATCTCCGCCTAGAGATAACCGCCGCGCGGCGTCTTGGACTTGGATGGTTAAGATACGATTGGCGGTTAGGGTTTCGTTAGCCAGAAAGCGAATCGAGAAAGCTCCAGTACCGGAGTTAAAGGTGGATAAATTAGTAACAGCTGTGATTGATCCACCCGTGATAGTTGGAGATGTGCCAAAGACCAGCGCACCAGAGCCGGTTTCGTCAGATAAGGCACCTGAAATACCTGCTGATGTGGTTAGTCCTGTGAAGGCTGATGTACCGTTGCCGAGCAAGATGCCCGTTAGAGTCGCTGCGCCAGATCCACCGCGACTAACTGCCAATGTACCCGCCCAGGTCAATACATGTGCCGAACCGCCACTTACGATTGTAACGTTCGTGTCGTTGGTAAAAGTCTGCGGATCGGCTGTCAATCCATTTAGCGTGGTAATACCAGTGCCACCTGCACCTGTCTGATCCGTGCCACAAGAAAACGTCTGTGTTCCGTTATCGTATAAAAGCTTCGAGGTAGTCGCATTGGAACATGACGGTAAAGTCTTCAGTGCCCCGGTATTAACTCCAGTCCCTACCAGCACCTCGTTTGCTGCCCAAGTACCCTGACCCGTGCCGCCTCTAGTTAATCCTAACGTACCGGTAGTTAGTGCGGCAGTGCTGATTCCCCCAGTACCCACAGCTGTTACGACACCCGTGGTACTCATTCCGATTCCGTTAGATCCGTTTACGATTTGTAGCGGCGTAGTAGAGTCAGTTGATATCGTAAAGGTGGTTGAATTGAACCCTAGTTTACCATAGGTGGTGTTGGTATTGTCATTCCTTACATAGATAGATCCAGGCCCGACGTTAACTTCCGACCAACGGAGCGCCGAAGTCCCCAGCGCGTATAAGTTATCTGAAGTTGGGTTAATGGATGTGGTGGATAGCGTGGAAGTAAAAGTCTTAGCCCCGGCGTAGGATTGGGTGCCGTTGTTAACCAACCCTTGGGCGCAGGTTGTGCAGGCGTCGTTGAGGTTGAGCGTGATGGTACCCGAGCCGGTGATCGGGTTGGTACCGGATAAATTCGGCGCAGTGCCGGTAGTGCCCAAGGCCAGCCCAACCGACGTAACTGTTCCCCCGCCGCCTCCGCCCCCTCCGCAACCGAAGCTATTAACCACACCGTTAGCGTCGACACAGACTGTGCGGGTGCCCGTACCGATCCCATTTACCAACGTCAATACCGCGTTCGATTGCAGTGTCCCACCGCGTAACTCGGTGATCGGTTCGTCTTCATCATAGGTAGCTTTGGTGCCGTAGAGTAACCTGAAATTCGCCACCCTAAATACTGCCGCGTTTGCGCCCTGGCCGCATTCGATCTGGACTTTCAGGGTACGGCCGGTGCCCGCTCCGATTCGCGTGGTAATGGATCCACGTTCCCAACGCTCGATGATTCGACCCTGCGCAGCTGAAGGGTTGTAGCCAAATTGTCCGGTAGTACCTACGGATGGGATAAGTTTAACCCGCAGCTCGTTATAAGTAGCCCCAGAAGTAATCGCATCCGCGCCACGGCTTACAATGTAGAAATCAAACCCGAGTGTGACTGTCTGATGTTCAGCCACCCCATCCGGTACATTGATCGTCTGCGACATCTGTTCGGCATAGGCATTCCCGCCCCCAGTGGTGGGTGCGACTTCGATATAGCGCAAGCCCCGGTCTGTGCCAGCGTTAACGGCAGTCAACGCCCCTGGAGCAGTTTGTGTCCATGATGTCAGTCCACGCGCGAACGCACCGTTAAGCAGCAACCCACGCCCGAATACAGTGCTATAGAGATCGGCAGTGTCGTAGGCTGGTCCGGAGTTGGTTCCTTCCAGGTAGCGCACGCCAAGGCCGATCTTCGGTGGATAGAAATCCGGCGTCGAGTCAATGGTGTTGCCATAAAGGATCGACTGCGGTGAGGTGAGGGTGGTGTTGTCTACGGTAACCCCACGCGTGCCGTTTTCCAGATAGATGTCCGCTGCGGCGTCACCAGCTGTGCCGATATAGCTACCTTCGTCGATCTTAGCCCCCTGGACGTTGTTCAACCGCAACCCGATAGTATAACCGGTAGGGGTACCGTTCGCGCCAACGTTCGAGTTTAGGAAGCTAAACCCACGCACTGAACTGGCCATCACTGCTGCGCCACCTGAACCACCGTTCCCTTCCACCCAGATCGATCGATGTGTAATCTGGTCGGAGTTCTCGTACAGCGCTGCGTAAACCTCATCGCCAGTGGTGGAGTTCGTCCAGTTCCCTTGCCAAGTGCCACCGTCGATGGTGATGTTATTAGCGTTGTTGGTGTAAACCTGCGCGAACGCGCGTGGGTAGAGGGTAGCTGTGAGTCCGGTTGTGGCAATCCACGGGGGTTGCGATACCTCAAAGGATGTGCTGCTGATAATGCGTGTGATTAAGGCAGTGTGCTCGGTTTGGTTAACTGACGCACCAGTGATCTTGACCAGCCGGTAGAGGTCGGTTGAGCTGACTGAGCCGGATGTAACAGTGATGACATTGGACGCCGTACCAATGGTTACGCCGGAGGTGTTATGTGCGCCTGCTGTGGTGACTGTAATAGTACGACGCTGGTTTGACGGCAGCACTGTGGAGTACTGAAAAAACGTATCTCGGATTGTGTTGGCGTTAGGTTCGGTTTGTGATCCCAAGCCTCTTACATTGGACGTGGCTGGAAGAAAAATCCCGTTGTTACAGTAATAGCAGCTAAAATCCTTGATCGAACTAGACTGCATGTTATCCGAGATAATCCCATACTTGAACCCAATCCCGCGCACCTTGTCGAGCTTAACTGCGGTTGCGCCAGACTGCGGCACCCCCTCCGAGTTGTACTGATCCGATTGCAGATATAGCGCAGCACCGGTATCAGTGTAATCCGGAGTTTGCAACTGGTAGCGGTTCGCGTGAAACAGGCCGATATTGCGCAGGTTGAGATTAAGTAAGTTAGTTCCGGCTGCTTTAAGTAAATGGCCTGGACCCGTCATGATAAACGCAGACCGGTATTCAGCCGACCCTTCGATTATCCATTGTTCGTTGCGGGCTTCGGAGGGACTTGGGATGGCTAGCGCGTAAGGGTGCGCGGAGTCATAGTCGTAGAATGAACTAACTGGAATCCAGCCATCTGGTAATTGAAGCGTGCCGGAAGTATATGTATTGAAGAACACTCGCAGCGCTGCGGTGTCATCGTGCTGAATAAAGTCAATCGAATTTGCGTTACTAACTGCGGGCGTAAAGGTTAAGGTATTCCCGCTGACCGCCGTAACCGTTGCAATTAGATCCACCCCATTGCTCACCCCATCCGGTATGCGGATCCCTTGACCCACTTTCCATGTGTTAAGTGAGTTGGCGTAGTAGCGTAAGGGGTAGTAGGATTGGGTGGAGGTATCTGCGGTCGGTCCAAGATTAACAGTCTCCGCAGTAATCCCGGTCATCGTGACTGAGGTAGCACCTACCGCAATCAACCCGGTCACTAGGTATAGCCGGGGATCTGCTGACACCCCCAGATCAGTGACCGCGTTATACACCCCGGTCGGAGTGCGCTTCGTCGACAAGCTACTTGCGGTACGGGCAGCATCATCCACCGCCGTCAGAAAAGGATTCGGCAGGTCGATCTTATTCCGCTGGGGATCCAGAGTAGTACCTAGATTGCTCAGCTGCAACGTCCCGGCACCCAATGCCAAATCTGTCCGCCAGAAGAATGGTGTAGTTATATTATTTGGTGCGGTACCGCCACTTAACTGCACATCAAGTCGCTGCGCAACGGAGCTGTAGAACTCGAAGTAGCCATTTGCATCGGCTGTGAATGGATTGGACTTAGCTCCATACGAGCTATTACTATAGATAGTTTGCAGCGTCGAAGTGCCTGTTCGGTAAACTGTAACAGTACAGCTCGGGTAGGATTTCTGCACCGTAGTCGTGCTGGTCTGACCTGCTGTAGTAACTTTCTGCCCGCCCCGTTCGCAGTAACCGGATACCTTTTCGACGGTAGTTTGGGCATGGGCAACCGTTGCAAGGGAGGATGATCCGAGGGGGATGTTACACGTGAAAGAGACGGTTAAAAGTAATACACAGGCTATGAGCAGCCAGCACAGACTACGGTACATGGGGGATCTCCGTGAGGTAAGTCAGTGGAACGCTATGTGATAGCTGGAATTTTACTGTCCGCAGCTATCAGCGCCAATTAAACGATGTATGCTTCGGTGAATCAATCGGATCCGTCATACCGCGCTCGCTGTTGCCGACCTTCTCGAACGCAGCACCGGGCATTGCCAGCGGTTCCACGTCGATGGAGTCAATCGCGGACATCGCAGCCTTACCACTGTAGGGTACCATTGTGACTACTTGGTTAGGGTCTTGCACCGGAATGGACAGCGGCGCGGCGGGCATCGACGGGAGGTTAGTAGCTCCCGGGACGCCATTCGTGTGGTTCGGCCAATCTTTAACCGGGAACGGCATCTCGGTCATCTTGGAATCTTCCCAGCCGTATGGTTTCAGTGACATAGTAAGTAACTCCTTTGGTTGAAAAATGGGGTAGCAACACAGTGTTATGAAGCTAACTCTTTGGAACCCACCCGTTGCTACCCCTTATCAGGAGGTTCACCCGTGGAGAGAATTATCGTGCAAGGGACATGCTGGAGTCAAGGGGTTTACAAGGTCAGCCTGGGTAGCCACCGATAAACACCCGGTTGGGATCCAGCATAAAACTACCGTCACCGTACCCTTGCGAATTCGGGCGTGGTGGTTGCAGAGCTTCCATGCCGTATCTCCCCTGACCAGGATCCATATTGCTATCCTTCGACCATAACTCGTCATCCTGCATGATCGCTTGGTCGAGGAGTTTGGTGTAGCGCAGAGTGTCCACTTGGATATGTTTGAACCAGTCGGTAGATTTTAACTCCATCCGGGTGGCTTTGTTACGGTCGCACCATTGGGCAGCTTTTACCCTGGCTAGCGAGAGAATTAGGTCGGTAGTAAAGGGCGCTGGTAAGGTGCCTTCGCGCGAGTTGTAAACCTCGCTCAGCTCGCCGCCGTTGGTCATGTACTGGCATTCGTAAATTAGGTTCGCGCTGCCGTTATATGCTGGATAGATTTGGAACCTAGGCATACCCGCATAGAGCGGCCCGTCTACAGCTACACCCGGGAAGTCTGGCCCAACCGGGTCGAGTGGATGCAGGGATCGTGGGTAAGCCGTAGCTTGATAGCCAGGGGAATTTGGTGCGGCAGCTGGAATGTAGTATAGCTTATCCTGCGCCGTGGTGGAACTGCTACTTACCTTACGGATAGTAATGAAATGCCGGAAGGTCCAATCCTCACGGATGCCGTAGGTGTCGCCTACTGCCGGTGGGGTAGCTTCATCGAATTCAGGAATGGAGTAGTACGGTGCGAGACAGTAAGCTTTTACGATGCTAAACGACGCGCTTGCGGCGGTATCACCGAAGTATGGTCTATCCAATACTACCTTCAAGTCAGCGCTGTACCACCTAGCAATATGGTAAGGTCTGCCATCCGGTGCAATGATCGTCATTCGGGCAGCTTGGAGTTGCGGTAACGCGTCTAAGTAAGTCTGCGTGGCAGCGTTTACTACCACTAACCGGGATCCGCTGGTGAAATTCGCCGACCCTGACGTAAACCCAGCTGGAAAACTCAGCCAACCCACGCGCTTTAACCCATACCACGGACGCTCAGCACACAGCTCCCGATAAGCTTCTTGAACTAATGCAAGATCCAGTTCCGGGGGTAGGGAATTGGCAAAGTCCTGGCGTAACCGGCTACCAAGGTTAATCAGTGGACTGTTACGTGTAAGTTCTATTGCCATAATTCCGCCTTGAAGAACTGGATCCTTGCTTAGCTGTGCGCAAGGTTAAGGATTATATTTCTATCCGTGAATTCGCTCATCCCTGCAACGTAGACTCGCGCGTTCTCGGCCTCCCCAGGAATCCTTAACCTATGCGCACGGGGATTGGTGATGGTTATACGAGGTAGTATAGCGGTTACGCTTACGCCCCGTGAACAACCATCTGAAACGTAATCGCGGACAGGTCGGTTGTGGCAGCAGCTTCCTCGCCGTCAGCCATATCGGTAACGATAACCTTACCGTCATCCTGACCTTCCCCGCGACCATTCGGCATATACAAATCAGCTTTCCACAATCCTTGACCGGATGCGTTATAGCCGATTGCTGTAGTGGCTCCCCAGAACCACACCAAGCCGAAGTTTCGCGCGTAGACCGTTTCCCCGTACTGTGTGTACGAGGCCGGTCCTTTGAACGAAACCAGAGCGTGTTGTGCCCCAGGGCTACCCTTGACCATTTTATGGATCTTGACATCAGTTAACATAGTGCTTCAGATCCTCCTTAGATCATGCGGAGTTTCGGTTGGATGTAGGTCCGCACCAAGCCGCCGTTGGAGAGCGTGGCGATAACCTTACCAACTTCGGTGCCCAGGATCAGGTTAGTGACTGCGGTGGCATCAGCCAAGCCATCAATCACACCCAAGCTGGAGTCGCTAACGGCGTAGACCGGTTTGCCTGCCGTGGATGCGTTCGTGACCGTAGCCTTGCAACGTGCTTCCACGTCACCCAGGTTGACGATCAGGCAGTAGTCGCCTTTGTTAGTCGGGGTCCAGAGATATACGCCGACAGCGTTGCCAACGTTAGTATCAGGGTCAGGTGTTACAACGAACCCGGTACGATCCGACATAAACGCCAGCTTACCCGCTGCCGGCGCACCGGTGGACGATGACAACCCTTTGACGAGCTGGATCCGGCAACCGCCGAAGTTCAGCAAGGTAGCCTGTTCAGCAGCTGTCAGGGATTTGTAAATCTCAGCCCGCACCGCTGCGGCTGAGAACATCCCACCAGTTTGACTACCAACCTCGAATTCCTGCCCTAACGCACCGGGGATCCAATCACCGGATACGCGTGTCGCGGCACCCGTAGCATACGCGCCTTGCGGCAGGATACCGGTACCACCAATTGCACCCCAATTCCCCGGGGCCGGGAGTTTCAAACTACGAAGTGAAATCAACATATAAACTAACTCCTTTACTCCAAGTTATTGTGGTTAATTAGATCACCGGTTGTAGACCGTAACCTTGACGGTTCAGGCGTGGTTCGAGGCAACGCGCGTTACCCGCGAAGTGGATGCGACCGATTACGCGAGTCGTTAACGGATGCGTCATCCAGCCCGAGAAACCCATCGAAAACAGCGGAGATGCAGAGATGTCGAACAACCAAGAATCGCTGTTCAAAGCCCACATCGTATCGCCTACGGTGAGGACGGTACTGGTAGCGGGTTTTTGGAACGCAAACTCAGCGCTGATGTTGTCATAAGCAGTACCCGCACCTGGGAGGGTGACAGTTTTGTTCAGGGTGTTGAAGTTACCGTAACCGACATCCGCACCGCGCAGGCCCGGAGCGTACTCATCAGCTACGATCAAGGCTTGCTGGAACTTGGTGCCGCCGATCACACCCCAGTAAGGATCGCGCTCGGATTGGACCAGCTGCTTGCCTTCGAGGACTGACCGGATACCGGCTGTGACGCCTTTGGTGGTGACGATCAGATCGGGGGATTGAGAACCCACGGTCGGGCCGTTGTAGCCGCCAGTGTACAGAGCTTCCAGTTCCTCGTAAGTCAGACGCTTGGTGCCACCGTTCGTGTCGCCCATCCAGCGGGGGATGGAGTTGAGGGCACGACCGACTTCCGAGCGGGACTGACCGCCATAGCTGGTCCAGACATTCGCGTCGTAGCCAGGAGTAACACCGTCGTTCAAAGCTTCTGGCATACCGTTGATATGCAGGCTGCGGTCTTCGACAGTCGCACCAAAGCTACCTGCGGAAGTGACGTTCTGACCGTGGAGATACATCATCACGCCGAGACGGGCAGAGAGCGAACTGATCGCAGCGCCGACCTGGACATCCAAAGTATTAGCCACGTTCAGCGATGAATCGCCCTGGACAACTTCGAGATTTTCGAGAAGATCCAGCAGCAACGCCACGTAGAACTTCGGATAGAAGTTATTGCTGGCGATGATCTGACGGCGGATGGGGGTAAATTCACTGCCCGCGCGGTAAGCATCGGTCTGCACCGCGTCGAACAGGAACTGTTGCTGGATCGTGGTACCGCCCTTGAAGGCGCGGATCATGCCCTTCGCGCGCATATACGCGAGCAGTGGGGAATTCCCCAAGAAGAAATTATCGCGGATCTTGTTCGGGAAGATCAGCCTGCGAGTTACAATACTAAGTTCATCTAACATTAAACGGCTCCTTATGTTAAGGGGGAGAGCCACCTGGGGGATCAGGGGGAGTTGCGTTATTTTACAGCAGCTACCTTAAACCATCCCGGGCGCTCCCATTGGTCGGGTTGGGTCAAACCGTGAGTTAGCAAATCTGCCAGATGCTAACGCAGCTGCCGCGGCTTCCAGGCCGGTTGTGTCAGCAGGATTCGGCGGTGGTGTGGCCGGTTGTTGTTGGGGTACGGTTGTTGCAGCAGGAGCCGCTTGGGGAGTAAGCGGTTGTTGGGAAACATTACTACCTGGGGATGTATAAGCTTGTCGCAGGCCGTTCGGACGTGCGGCGATGGCGTCGAAGAGAGGCGTACTGCCGGGGTTCGACGGAATGCCATTGCGGAGACTGCCAGCGGTGGTCATTTCAGCTAGGCGCTGCTGGAGTTTCTGCTCAGCCGCAGCGTCCACCGCAGATTGAAAATCAGTAGTACGTTTGGCCTCGCGCGCTTCCGAGAGCTTAAACCGGTCTTCCAGGAATTCATTAAACTGTTTGCCCGAGTTAACGAACTCTTGATTCAACTGGCGCGGGTCGATGTCTTCGCCTTTTAGGGCTTTCCACTCGGCTGCGAAACCTTGCATTTCCAATGCAGTTTGCGAGGATGCGCCGTAGACTTGGGCCAGCGCAGCGGGTAAGACTTCGCCTAATGCGGCCTGCACGCGCGCGTTGACCAGGGCTTCAAAGTCGGGAGCAGCTGCGGCAGCAGGTTGCGCTGGAGCTACTGCTGGTTGATATTGTGGTTGCGCGGCAGCCGGTGCCGTCATGGGTAAATACCACTGACCATTCTGCCATACCGGCATCGGAGTACCAGCTGGCGGTTGTTGTCCATTTCCATTAGGTGTTGCAGGATCAGGCATTTGATTATCCTCTGGGATGGTAGCCGAACTAGCTAGCTGGCTCAACCCCCTAAACTGTTGTACTTCGTCGCTGTCTAAAACTAACTCAGTCAGATCCATCTCGTCGAGTCGAGTCCGTAAGGTATCGACCCATTGTGCACGGTTGCGAATGTCAATCAGTTGTTGCTGGAGCTGATCGTATTCGCTACGGGCTACGGCGTTCGCTTGCAGGTGTTGCAGTTCCTGTTCGCGTTGAGCTAGGGCAGTAGCTTGCTGTTGCAGCTGGGTAGCCTCAGCTCGTTGCTCCGAGATAATCCGGCTGTAGTCTCGATGGAGAAGTACTCCGTTGTCAAGAAACTTTTGCGCTTCGGGTGGAGTATTTTGAATTAGCTCTCCGAAAGTCGCAGTGAATTGCTGCGCTAGGGCTGGATCAGGGATCTTAGCTGCCGCAGCAGTGATGAAATCGGTAAAAGTTGTTGCAGGTTGTTTCGGCATTACGGGTTAATTCCTTAGACAATACTCCTTGGAATACCTCCTTCGGAGAACTTCGCAGCGATCTGCTGCATACAAGCCATCACTTGGCTACCCGCCGCCTTGAGCTGCTCATCCAGTTCCGGGTATTTCTGTGCGAGGCCAGCTAAACCTTGGAGTACTGGCATGAACTCCGCGCCGATGGACTGTTGCTGTTGCTGCACGCCTGCTGGATTAACTACAGACGGCGGTAGCATCGGCGAGTTGGCCGGAGCCTGTGGTAAGTAGTTAGTCGGATTCCGGGGAGGCACCTGTTGCGGGGCGTATTGAGGTGGCCCAGGCTGCGCAAGGGCGGGGTCAGGTGCTGCTCCAGGGGTCATCACCGGTTGGCCGTTGGTGGTGAGGGAGTTGTAACGGTCTAGGTATTGTTGCATTAGAACCTTCCTTCCAAAGCTACTGCCGCATTTGCGGCCATTCTAGCTTCAGCTAGCTTGCGTATAGCTACGGTAGCACCGGGACCAGCAGGCATCACAGCGTCAATTTGCTTGGCACATTCCAGCATTGCATCATTGATAAGTTCGTATTTGATACGCTGAGCTTCTGTCGGCGCGTGGTAGCAAAAAATGTCTTCGAGTTGTTCGTGCGTCATCATAGTTTTAACTTCCTGATTCTGAAATTACCTGTCGGGTGGTACCGTCAGGATTGACTTTGTTGATCAGCTGCGGTGGTTCCGCACCAGAACTCGGTCGGCCCGGGCCTCTGCCACTTCCTGCTGCCATACCCAGCGCTGCTCCGCCACCTTCACCTCCACCCTGTTCCCCAGCCAGCTGCTGCGCTGCCATCATCAGCTGTTGTTCAGGCGTAATCGCACCTTCCCCCTGCAATTGCTGTGCAGCAATCCCTTGTGCTGCCTCACCTTGGACCATCGCCACCATTTGCGCGACGATCTGCTTCTGCATCGCTTGGATTTGCAGGTCAGTTGTGAACTGTGCAGTCATCCGCTGCTCCTCAACCCAACGTTCGATAATGGTATTACCTGGGAGTGTGCCGTAACCTTCAATGCCCATCACCTCAGCCAAAGTCTGGGAATCCATTTTGAAGTTCGGTTCGCGGAACAGCTGTAGCATTACCATCTTCCGCTTCCAGTCGGTTAGGTTGAAGATAGATTGCGGGGTAATGAAGAATCCTATCCGGCGCGCGATGTAACGTAAACGCCGGAAGAAGCTGCTGTTGTCGAGATCCGACGCACCCGGTATCTCGGCTGGTACGATATTCCCTGGTTGCCAGTCAACTTCACTGTCGAGCATCCCGGTTGGGCCGTTAACACGTAAGCGGCGCGCGGTAGTATCGAACTGCATCCAAAGCCAGCTGCATTGGTAGCCAAGCTGGGTCATGGATTTCTCCAAGGAGGCGGCGTAATCACTCATCAACGGACCCATCGCCTGCATGAGTTTCTCGATACCGTCTGCGTCGGGGATCTGGTTGAGCTTGGCAAGGCTGGAGAAATCCTCCGCACCGATGTTGTGATTCATGAAGGTACGGATGTATTCAGCTACTTCGATGGTTTTGTCACCCATATCGTAATTTTGATAAGGCACCATCGGGCTAAGTACGTCATCGCCGTATTTCGGATCGTACTCTACAACCTCTCCCGGGTTGCGGAAATCCTTCGTAGCCAGCACCCCCGGTGAGAAAGCGCCGCGCTTGACTTTCATCGGCGGCTTCAACCGCAAGTTAACCGCGTCAATCCAGCCACGCAGTATAGAGGTCAACCCAGCCTGTGCCTCACGGTTCTCCTCGACGATACTGCTAGGCATGTAGCTCCACACCCAGGGATCTAACTCTACCTTAATCAACGGTACTTGTCCGTGATGCCAGAAGCTGGGTCCATCGTACAGGATCGAATTCTGTGTCCAAATGATCATCCGCCGCGACGGGTACATCATACAGTCGTTGTAGCTGTACATCCGGGGTGGTTCTTTGGAGTCGGGATTGATTTTGACTTCCACGCCCATCGGTGGGACTACGTAATCACGTACTGTCGTAGGGAGATGTTCTTCGTCGGTGTCGGTGAATTGTTTGGCGTAGAGGAGCTGGCCGGATTCGTTACAGGTGCCGTCCATTACATAGGTGATGTAAAGGTCGGTATACTGGAACGAATTCACATTCATCTTCCCAGCTAACTGCTTCGCACCACTCCCAGCTTGTTTATCACTGTCAATCCAGTTCCCACCGAGTAACCCACCAATCGCTGACTGAGCTTGGCCGATCCAGCCTCGCACACCGGTTGGCTGGGTGCCTACGCCACGGACTGAGTTGTCGGTTAGCGCAGGCGTGTTAGGTAGGATGCGGTTGGCCTGTTGGTACCAAAGCTGCCGCAGCCGTAAGGTAGGCATCCGCTCATAGCAGTGGACCGCGTAGGCTTTTTGTAGATCCCAGTCGTCGGTGATTTGATCTGGGAGTACATCCCCCGGACCGTAAACCTTCAGATCTATATCGGCTTCGTTGCTACCAAATATCTCATCACGCCAAATCGGGTTGATGTACCCCATCGCGGTGGCCGCGTGTTGCAAGGCTTCTTTGATCCGCGCAGCTGGAAAGGTATTCCCCTTCCACCATGTCTTCCAGCGACCGTTAAGTTGATCTACGAGGTCATTGAAAAAAGGATCATCCTCGGAGTTGTTGGTGTATTTAACCTCCGGGTTCATGTTGTGCATCGTAGCGACTACTTCCTTGACGATGCGTTTGATTTGGTTGAGTCGGATCCGTGCGCGGCGAGTGGTGGGTTTACCGGTGGATTGATCCAGCCCACCCGACCCTTCGGCCTCGAAGCCTTGTAAAATCCGCGCAGCCATCTCGATAAATGGGAACGCTGGTTGAGAGGCTAAGAATGCCCTACCCCGCGCGGCTGATTGTAGAAGCCAGCCCACGCGTTCTGATTCCGGTGCGGTGACTGGCGGGATCGTAGCCAGGGGGTTGGGAGGGTTAGTGGAATTAGTTGGTAAACCGGTTACACGGGTAGTAGCGGATGGTAGATCCTGGTACCCGGATAACGGTAAGTTATACGGCGAATTGGCACTGGGGGAATTCGGGGGAATCATTGTTTTGGGGGATTAGCTCCTTTTAGCGATTGCGTTGTTCGTCGTAGTGCAGTGCGCCCAAATGGACACCGGTGTCAATCCCGCCCCAGCGGCGGCGGTTGGCGTATAATTCAGCGATTTGTTTCTCAGCCAGATCTTTAGCTAACCTAGCACGCGCGCCGTCGTCCTGGATCTTGGGACGGTAGGGTGTGGAGTCACCATATTCCTCGCGTTCGTTCTGCTCGCGCTGCGCACGTTCAGCCCGGGCAGCTGCTGTTAAAGCTGCTTCACTGGACTCGCTCCGCCACGCTGCACGTTCCATTGATTCGCGCATCTCCTCCATCGCCTGCATCTGCTCGCGCGCGATGGTGGATTTTTCGTAATCCTGTGCTTGGAGTTTCTTTTCCAGGAGCTGTGTTTCGTGGTAGGTGGTGGTGACGCGGCGAATCCAACCGTGGGGTGTTCGCGCACGGGTGGAAGCGGCGACCATACGTTCACCGGTGGTAGGGTTCTCGAAGTACACCGTGCCGATGGATTGTTCGGCAGCGGAGTAGTTCATCCCACCCCAGGCGAAGGAGAGTTCGGCGGTGCAGGTGGGATTGCCGCACTTACAGGGGATGATGTCTGGTATTCCGTCCCAGAATACGTCTTCCCATTTAGTTCCGCATTGACCGATTAGATCGTGCCTTGCTGCCATTACTCAGTACCTCTGCGAGATCTCAGATATGATTCTAACTGCTCGCGGTATTCTTCGGGTGTTGGGTGTTCGGCTTCTGTATATTCGTAGCTATATCCACTGCTACAACCACCTGATACCCCAGAAGACATTTGGCCGGTGCTGATGAGATATTCAATGTTTCTCAATGCTACAAGGATCTCATCTCGATTATCGGCACCCAGCTTAAGCTCCAACCGACAAGCTCTTACGGGTGGATTTATTTCAGACACTTTAACTCTCCTGTTAAATAGCTTAATGCTAGTTAGTTTGGTTAGTCAACTGAATTAGGAACTCATAAGCCTGCTTATTCCAGCGCGCGTCGGCTAAGGCGTGATGTTCGCCCTTGCCTTGTTCGGGTAACTTGGGATTGCCAAGCGAATCGCAAAGCTGCTTGATGTCACGCGTGTACATTGGGAACCCTTTAGGGAGATCCATCATTGTTCCGAATAATTGACATAGGGCGACATGATCGTATGCAGAGTAGTAACCCCACAGTTCAGGCTTACCATACTTCTCCGGATCACAAAAACGCTTAAGTTTCTCTCCTAGTGCACTATGGTATTGCCAGGGACACTCTATCTTTCCGCAATCCCCGTCACCTCGAAAATCACCAGGAGCACGCGCAGCCGTACAATTAGGCTCTCCAGCTAGATAGAAATGATCCAAGTGTGGATATACGTTACGGTATATCCAATCAGATGCCTTCTTAAATTGCACATCACGATTCTGCAAATATAGCTCTCGGCCATCTTCGGCCACCATCCCGATTGAGATCAATTGAATTCGTTCACCATCTTCGATAAATTCGGTGTCGTACCAGTATTTCATAAATAAACTTCCTAACAACCTAATACATCGGATTCGCTAATTCATCCCAGCCTGCTGTGTCATATTCACTGGTAGGGATAATCACCAACATACCCCCCGGATCAGGCATCTGAACATCAAAGCTACTCTGCACCGGACCCGCCAGTTCCACCTGTTTCTTGGTATGTTCAGCCGCTGCAATCCAATGTGGATCACGTTCATCGCGGTATACATCCAACTCGTGTCCAGTTACTAACCCTATCGCCAACGCCATAATCCTATCATCGTGCGCATCGCGGCCTGCTTGTACCTTAATCTGACCCATACTACCATCGCGCGCACGGGTAACGTGCATTACAAAATCCCGCAGCTCATCCAACACCCACGGGGAGTTGATGATTACTTGGTGACGTTTTACGAAATTCTGGATCCAGCTAATCAGAATAGCCCGCGTGGATTGGTTAGTATCCCAACCGAGGTTGGGCTGCTCGAAGGGAGTTACTTTACGTTGGTCGGACTTTTGGCGGATGTAGATGTTCGGCCAGCCGCGTTTGAAGATTTCGTTCTGAGCCGTGCGACCATCAGCTGCCATTTCAATCGACGCCAGCGCGTACTCCCGTGAGCCGTCGAATTTGTGAGGTGAATACCATTGCAGCAGCATCAGCATCACCGACCAGCACTCAAATGCATTGGCTAGGTCGGTAGCATACTCAGCCACCTGTGCGGCAGGTTGGTAGGGGTTGCCTAGCCGCACTACCTGGATCACCGTGCGGTCCTGCCCTAGCCCACCGCCGCAGTCCATTGACACCACGTACTTTTGATTTTTGGTAGGTAGCTCCCACACCCAAAGCTTATGCAACGGGTCAAGTTCGTCTTCGTAGTTAGTAAACGGTAGCCCGTAGAGCTTCCAGGTCATGCGTTGACCAGCACCGGCGTTCGCGTGGTAGGTTACTTGATGGATCGGTTGCTCACCTGGGTCCAGTATCGGCTTGCTTACTTCGGGCACATCTGGCCCGTCGAACATCAACGGTGGGAGTACAGGCTGGGGCAGACGGCGTTGGTACTCCATCATTAGTTGGATAGGGAATATACTACGCTGCCAACTTTGGAAAGCCTCCTTACTGTTAGCGGGTACTTCGGCAAGAAAACCTGCTAACTTACGAGGATCTAGCGAAGCTTTAGAGTATTCACGATAATACCACCATTTCTGCCCTATATCCATTCTCCACCCAGCTGGCATCACCTGACTCAATACAGGGCTGGTACGCGCATATTCCTCACAGGAAGCAGCGTGTTCCTCGACGAACTCAGGCACCTGCCAGTTATCAGGCACCGGCATAGATTTCTCTTCGCCTGGGGGTGGGTAGATGTCTCGACCGATGAAGTATGGTAGGAAGACCGGACGTACCATCGTCAACCCCTGGGGGTAGTCACGTTCGGTTTCTTCCCAGTAACGGTGGAAGTCTGCTCCACGCGGGGAGGCGGTAGTTTCTTCGACGCCGAAGGTTCTAGCTGTACTATGGATAGCCCTATTGAAGCCTGTTTCGACTAAACTCGCATAATCCGAAAATTCGAGCAACTCTGAAAAATGATAAGTGTTTGCTGTGTCACCGCGTGCCATTCCAAGCTTTTGCCGACCATGCTGAACTACTAACATAGATCCAGCTGAGCGTACTGTCATGAACTCATCACCTGAGTGTAGGAAAGTTACGTCGGGTCTAACCAACCACCACGGTAACATCTGGAACCGCTTCTCGACCATTTTTTCAACCAGCTTGCGGGTTTTCTCCTCGTCACCGGAGGCTACGATAGCAGTGGTGGAGGGCATGAACAGCATACGGTGGAGGATGATGAGCTGGAAGAGGGTAGATACACCTAGCTGTCGTGCCTTGAGGAACAGCATCCGAATCGGGACGCCCTGGAGTTGCATCTGCGAGATGATTAGTAAAGCTGCACGCTGGGCAAGGTTCAGCTTCATCAGCACCATTTCACCGGTTAATACGTGCTCAATAAAAGCGTACCGTTCGCACCAGTAGATAAAGCTGTAGCTGCACATCTGGCGTTCGTTAACTATAAAAGCCAGTTCGTCAGGGGTGAGCTTGCGTGTGAAGTTAACTGGGGTGCCTTTTTTGTCGTATTCGTAGAGAGACTCGAAATGACGCACGTAGTACCGCACTTGGTCGATGGGGTATTCGACCAGTGGGGCAGTAGGGGTAGTACGGTTGTACTCCTGGATGGCTGTGTCAATTAGCTGTGGATGATACAAGCATAGCCTCCTGCTCTACGAATTCAGCCTCCACCACATTCTCCACACTCGCTGCTGTCAGCTGCTTAACCCCATCCACCCCATCATTTCTAGCCAATCCCGGCCACGCAGGTAAGCCGGCTGACTGACCTGGATAGTTGTTGTTTACCGTTACGCTGCGCTGGTCGATATTTACCAACGCGTTGGCAGGTTCCACTACCTTCGCAGCCTCCAACAACAGCTTCCTATCCGCCGCGCCTTCCTTGCCAGAGATCTTCGCTGACGCAATGGTCGCTCGCACGATCTCAGGCGCTGCTACTACTACTGCTAACTTAGCTTGTTCCATTCCGAAGTAATGCAACGCTGCGTAGCACTGACCTAGGAACTCGCTCGGGTCGATCCCGGCGTACTGGCAGATCTCATCCTGGGTAGGTTCACGCCATTCACCGTGTTCGTCGCGGAGGGTAGGGAATAGAGCTTTGTTGATAGGGTTATTGAGTAGTGATTCATGTTCCAGGAACTTTGCCACTAACTTCGACCGATGGGCGTAGCTGCGCAGGGCTTCGGTGAGTACCGGTAATCCACGCAGGAAAGTCGGCTCCGACATTGGATCCAGAGGGTCGCCCGGGATCTCGACGTAGCAGGAGGCGGTTAGCCGGAGTAAGTTATCCTCGACTTGCTTGGAGGTGGTTGGTTGGAACTTTTTGGGTTGTTTGAGCATAACTGTGACTAACCGCGATGATTCATTGTCCGACGAACTCCAATTGGCTCCAGCGTCTGTAAGAGACAAATCGGTGAACAACCCAGGTAATCCGTTCCGCAACTGCGCTGATGCTCTAACTTCAAAGCAGTAGGGGTAACTTCCTCGGGTGAGCTGGAGCTTGGTGCCTGTAAGATCACTGGTATAACTACAAACGCGCCTAGTTCTCTGGTTGACAGGTAGTACCGCATGGATTCGGTTCCACCCTCCCGTTTCGCTTCCCAAATATCCGCTTCTCCGCCTAATCCGACCACGTTCGCAGGCAGCTCGATCTGGTATTCTTTCTTTACATATTTGCTGCCCGTATATTGCTCGCCGCAGATACGGATCTGTAGGTAGAGCTTTTCTGCGGTGTCGGTGGGTGGGGGCGAGGAAGGGGGATTGGTCGAGTTCCAGTTCCCGCGTACCACTCGCTCGGTTATCTTCGATAGTTCCGTTGCCATTTCGGGTGTCATCGTTCATTTTCCTTTCATTTGTAACCACCTAGCCTTGTCTAACCACGCCTGCCTCTCCTCTGGCAGCGCAATCAACCACCATTCATTCATCCCAGCTTGTGCTTCCAACAACTCAGCCAGCTGCCGTTCTGCAATTAAATCTTCATACATTTGTTCAGTGTTGAAGTTTAACGGATCAGCTGCTGCCAATTCCTCATACTCAGCTATGATCTGATGGTCGTCCTCCCGGTAGAAGGGTCGGGTTGGGCGGGTTAGGACAGCTTCCTGGAGAGCTAGCTGGCGTAGCTGGAGTTCCTGGGAGTGGATCTCGCCCAGGGTGGGTAAGCCAAGCTGTACGGTCGCTGGACGGATCTGCAATATCCATTCCAACAATGTGCTGTATATCCCCATCAATCCAGACCACGCTGCCAAAATACCCTGTCGCATTCATCCCCTACCTCCCATACCCACTAATCATCAAATCCAACCCTGACAACTGCGCCGCGTCATCCTTCACCAGTTCAGGTCCAACTAACCTTAAATGCTCCAGCACAGCCTTCGTAGGTGGGTATCTGAACTCCACCACAGTCCCACTCCCAACCGACCGACCTTCATGCCATAGCCCAATCCCGGCTTCCGCGCGTAGGTAATCCACATTCGCCTGACCAAGATCCAGCTCCAGCTGTTTCGCAGCTTCTAATCTGATCACATCGCCTTGATCGGTTGGGTTCGCCACTTCCACCAGCACCTGCATACGCAGTTTATGCTTAGTAAAGGCTGCGATCTCGCTTAATCGGCCATTCACCGCGAACTGTGCAGCAAGCGCGGCTGCGAGTTGGTAGATCACTACCGCACCCAGCTCCTGGCCGTTCAGTGGCCGAGGGGTTTTACTTACCGATACGCCTGTCACAGCACCCGCACCGGGGATTTGGATCGGTTGTTGAGCGTTTGGGGCGACCGATAAAGCCGGTTGCTGGGTGGATTGGGGTTGGAGTTGCTTGGAATTGGCAGCTGCTCCAGCCTGTTGCTGCTGTTGCTGCGGGATTCCCGCACCTCGTTGGGGTTGATTAGCCATTAGAATTCAATACCTCTTGTTTAAGTTCGCGGCGTTTATCCGCCGATAGTAAGTAAAGTTTGTGAAGCGCCCGTATCGTAGCCCGCGATGGACATAATCTGCCAGCTTTGAGCCTGGATATGCTTAGTTTACCGGTAGTTGCTTGACAAATAGGCTCTTGTGTAATCATCAAACGCACTAATATATCGTTAATTACCTTGAAGCGGACTGCTTGGAGCCAGTATAGCCAGTAACTAAATGCTATGCGACATAGCTTTTCATCATCGGTCAGGCTGTTGTAGGCATTTTTCAAAAATTCCCACGTCTCTTCGGGGGTTAATTCCTCCCACAACTTATGATCAGCCTTGCGCAAGTCCACTGCGGTCGGAAATCGCTTGTGCACAGCCACGAATTCACTGATTTTAGTCAACAAAGTGCTCAAAATTGAACCTCGGAGTGGTGATGGTCGGGTTTGGGATCGGATTCCCAGCTTCGTCGAATAATTCCTTGCGTAAACTAGCTGGCACACGCACATCTTCGGGGTCTGTAGGGAGCCATTTACCATCCACGATAGCGTTAATGATCAATCTGGCTGGTACACCCCCTAAATTAAGTATGAAAGTCTTATTAAACCACCAACCCCAGTTGGCGTCGAAGTAATTACCTAGTTCGTCGATGAATTTAGCGGTTAAAATCTCGCGCGGGTGGATGCCTTGCATGACTTCACGCTTGAGTTGAGTGAGTTCTTGTGGATCCAGGTAACGGTATTCGCCGACTGGGTACAGACCTAGGTTGCCTTCGTCCATTATGAATAAAGCTATGTCTTCGATAGTGGGTAAGGGTGGTTGTTTGGTGCTACGGGTGGCCGCAGGCGCAGTTGATAGCAGTCCATCTACCAGTTTAGGTCCAGGTGCTGGTTGATATTTAGACTTGGTTTGAGCATTTCGACTGCCGAGCGGTCTACCGTAACGCACGGGATTGGGTGGTAAGGCTACTTCTACACCGTTATCAGCTAGGTATCGGACTATGAAACTGTTGATCACACTGGAGATGGACTGGCCATTGGTGTTTAGAGCTTCATAGAACGCGTCTCGGAGTTCTTGATTAGCATATTTGAATGATGATGTGAGTGCGTTGGACATAAGTTTACTGGTATTACCTCTGGAATTAGCTTCACCGATGAGGGATTTGACGGTGTTGGCGCGCTCGCGGCGGGAAGCTAGGTTGACGGTACGAGTAGTTGGTGATGAAGTTGCAGTGGTCATGATGTTTGGTAGTATAGTGCATGGGAGCATAGTTGTCAAGGAGTATCTACATATTTAGTATAGTACTAATATAATATAGAAGTTAGGTAAAGTCTACTAGCAGGCGTGTGGTGGAGTAGTATTGAGAGGTATACTACGAGTATTATATGTCTAGTATAGAGTATATTATAGGTATAGTATATCGCTAGTATGCTAAAAAGTGGCCGCAGGCGCACGTAAGTGGGTAAAAAGTGGTTAAGTAATTAACCAAAACACCTTATACTACCATTATACTAATGTGTACTAGCGCTCCTGGTGGAGAGAGGTAGGGTCATTGTATTAAGTAGTAATATAGGTAGTATAGCACGCGTGCTGTAATATGGGTAATATAGCTATGATATACTGTAGTATAGTGTAATATAGGCTATACTACAACTTAGTCGTATTCATGTAAGTTATTGATACTACTGTAGTTACAGATTCTATTATATTATATTATAGACCTTCACGTAACACGCTACCTCTCTCCATAATTGGAGCTAGTAATATCATAATATAGTGCTAGTATGTACATAAATTAACAAGTAGCCCTATACTAGACTAAATTGGATAAAATAAAATACTAGAAAAAACTATTTGGGACCGATCTCCACCACGCCAGCGACGCACCCACCCACCCCCCGGACAACTAATGTCTATTATGTAATATATCATACATATAAGCTGGCCGCGGGCGCACTCGCAGGGTAAGTTGTTATAACATCATGTAATGGGTGAACACACGCGTGCTAAGTATATGAATATAATAGGTTTAACTACTAATACAATGATAGGTATGCGCTGTGCTGTGTCATAGTGACACACATTAACTACAATGTGGGCGCGGCTGTAAGTAGTTGTAAACACAATTAGTTACAACATAAATGTGTCATACTGACTCA